ATGGCTGATCATCTGCTCGTCATGACGACCACTCCCGACAGGGAATCCGCAGCCCGAATCGCCTCGACCGCCGTAGCCAGCAGGCTCGCCGCCACCGCTCAGGTCCGCGGTCCTGTCGCGTCGTACTTCTGGCACCTCGACGAGGCCGGTGAGGGAGAGGAGTGGATCGTCACGTTCAAGACCACCGGTGCCCGGTACGACGAGCTTGAGGCGCACATCCGCGCCGAGCATCCGTGGGACAAGCCGGAGGTGACCGGCATCGAACTGGTGCGAGGATCTGCGGACTACCTGCGGTGGATGGAGACCGCGACCGCTCCGGAGAACTGAGTCAAGCGCGAACCAGATCCAGCACCGCCGCGACCTCCGGCAAGTCCCGGTGTCGGTCGAGATTGCGGGCGACCGCGCAGATCCGAGCAGCCGGGCGCGTTGAGGCAACGCCCGCGGCGAGGTCGTGCGCGCGGGTCAGCGTGGCGGCGGACTGCTCGACTTCGCGCGCCTGCAGGTACGACGTCGCCAACCAAGTCAGGTACAGCGACTTATCCCGGGCGCACGTGTCATCGAAGTCGCCGAGCACTCGCTCCAGGACCGGGACCGCGCGGAGTGGTCGGGCCAGTTCGGTCCAGCAGCGGCCGGCCATGATGTCGATCTCGGCAGCGTCGACCCAGAACACCCAGTCCGGATCGGCCCGGTCGTTCGGCTGCTCGATAGCCTCGCGGGCCATCGCTAGCGCTGCGTCCGCCTGCTTGGCGTCGCCTGCGACGGCATGCGCCCATGCCTTGCGCGACAGTAGCAGCGCTGACACTCGCGGCGACGCGGCTTCGCGGGCAACCTCGTATGACGCGTCCGCGTCAGCGGTGCCTCGTTTTGTTGTCGTGGTCTGCTGATACGCGGAGTAAGCCAGCGCGTTCCCGGCTAGGTCTCGTGCACCCGCTTCCTCGGCGGCACGACGGCTGTCGTCGTAGAAACTGCGCGCCTGTCGGTGGTCTCCGTGGTCGAACGCCGCCCACCCGGCTTGCTGCATCTGCTCGGCGAGCAGCACATGCAGTCCGCGACCGACCTCGGTCGTGTAGCTGCTGTCCCGGAGCAGCCGCTCCGTCGACTCGACCTCGGCGGCGTAAACGGGTGCCGTGTCACCACCGCCCAAGACGTCGTCGAGCCGCCGGAGCCTTGCCGTGCGGCGGCGGAGCCGGTCCAGATCCGAATGCCCCACCTGACCTGACCGAGGTTCCTCCGCGACGCCGAGCGGCACCGCCAGGGAGGCGGCTCCGACGATGAAGTCCCGTCTCCGCACCGCCTCGCCTCCTTTGGCCGCTCGACGGCGCGCGGCCCGCGCCTCCGCTACGGCCGCCTGGATATCGCCGAGATCGACATCATGGCTCTTTGCGTAGTGGTGCTGCCAGAACGGGGTGACAATTCGCACCTCGCGTTCCCAACGGGAGACCTCATTGCGGGTGACCGCGCGACCGGCCAGCTCGGACAAGACACGAGCTTGATCCCCTTGGGATCGGCCCGACTCTTCGCGCAGACGAAGGAGCAATGCGCCGATCGTCGGCTCCATCAACAGCTCCCTCGCCCGGCCACCTGTTTGTGGCCCCCGTTTCTGGCCACCTCCGAAAATGGCCACTCCCTGTGGCTACTCCCAGTGACCATCTTCTGTTGTTTTCCTGACCACTATGACAGAACGGGGGCGAGGCTGGCGCCAACAACGCACGATCACCACCACTGACACCGCTGGCCGTCGAGTCGAGGTGACGACCGGGATCACGCGCGACGCCAACGGCAAGGAAGTGGTCGCGCTCGCAATCGGGCATGGTCCGACAGGCACGCTTCCCCGCCCTGAGGGCAACGCCCTGATCAAGAACATTCGGGCCGCATTGACTGATCTGCAGAGTCATCCAGGAGGCGCGTGATGGGCGTGATGGGCACGCTGTCCGGCGAACTGCCCGCCGAGGACGTGGCCGCGGCGACCGAGGGCCACCACCTGAGGCCGACGCGCACGTCGGATCTGGCGTTGCGGGTGCACTCCGACCCGACCGCCGCGAAGCGGCGGACAGTGCATCGCTACTGGAAGCGGGAGCTGGCCGACCCGTCTGTGCGGTGGCTGATTCCCTGGTGCACGGGCGACGCCCCTTACCCGGAGCGGCACGAGCGCGGCGAGATCGATCTGACCGGGTTCGCCGATGCCGACTGGTGTCCTGGCTGCACCGGGCTGGACGCGCGATGACGGCGGCCGCGCATCCGCGCCGGAGCTGCGGCTACACCCGCCGCCACAACGTCGGCGACGAAAACGGCGTCAACCCCCTCTACCTGTTCGCCGACTGGCTGCGCCGGGAACCGGGCTTCGCCCGTCCCGGGCCGCCCCGTCGGCCGATCCGGATACGGCTCGTCTGCAAATCCTGCCGGGCACCAGCGGCACTGGAAGATCACCGGTGCGGCGAATGCGGCGAGTCCTTCTGGGCCTGCGGCAAATAGCCCCCCGAGTGCCGCGACGGTAATCCCCCGACACGCCGCGGCACCGGGTGCGCCCCGCCGGGCCGGGGCGCAGGGGCGGTGGCCTCTCCCGAAGGCCGCCGCCCCATCCACAGACTTGCGACGACGGGACAGCGAATGGCCGACACGCCGGAAGAGGCGCGCGCGAACCGGATCGAGCGGAATCGCCGAATGCTCGAATCCTGGCGTGCCGGCGTGTCGCTCACCGAGATCGCGCGGGAGCACGGGCTGTCGCTGAGCTGGACCGGGCGGCTGTTGCGGCAGGAAGGCGCGGTGCTGCTGCCGATCCGTCAGGGCGTCAGGCGTGACGACTTGCCTGTCGCGGAGATCATCCGCAAGTACGAGCAGGGGGCGTCGATGCAGGCGTTGGCGGACGAGAACGCTACGTCCTACGGCACCGTCCGCCGGCTGCTGATCAAGAACAAGGTGCGGATCCGGCCTCACGGAGGCCAGAACGCCATCGAGATCTCACCCCTGCTGACTCCCCGATCCCGCGGGAAACAGTGAAGCTCCCGGCCGCCCGTCTTCAGGGGGCGACGCGGTACTGGTTTTGGCGTTGACCGTGTTCCGGCAACCGTGGCCGGACTGCGGGCCGGGCGGCGAGCACCTCGGCCGGGACACCTGCGTTTATCGGTGACCCCGGCACCTTGTAACACCAGAGGTGATCAACGCGAACAAACCAGGCAGACCGAGCGGAGGAGGGGACCTATGACCGAGGCGATGCCGCGTAGGAAGTCCGCGCCCATCTCGATCATCGTGCTTCGGCTCGTGATCGCCATCGCTGTCACGCTCACCTACTGGGCGCTGCACGCAAGCTGGTACGCCGATGGCCAGGGCCTCAGCGCCGGCACGATCCTGTGGGCGATCTTCGACATCATCGCCACGGTCGTCGCGATCGCGTTCGTCGTCACCCAGCTGGTCGCGTTGTATCGCAGTATCACTGACGCGCCGTCCGAGTAGCTGATCGCAGACGCGAATCACGGGCCCCCGCGCGTAGGTATGCGCGGGGGCCCGTGTCGTGGTGGGGGAAAGTGTCAGGACGCGAGTCTGGGTGGATCGCTGACACCGACCCCGTCGAGTTCGAGACGTCCCTGGATGAAACGGAACTCCTGCAGCTGGCGGGCGGTGTCCTCGAACGAACGGGTCAGGAACGGGATCGCGTGCGGGTGGATCTCCCACGCAGTGCCGGTGAACCAGAAGAAATGCTGGTGGGCTTTCTTCGGCACCCCGGTCTGGCGCAGGATCCCCGCCGTCCGAAGCATCCTCGTCAACGCCGGCACGGACACGACCACGCCGTAACGTTGCCGGATGATCGTGGTGACCTCGTCCCAGGTGTAGGTGACCGGCTCGTCCACCGCGCGCTCGTAACGGCCCGTGCGACGGAGCGACGGAAGCACCTCGCGGTAGATCCAGTTCTGGAACCGCTCCACCTGGCCCCGTACCGCGGGGGCTTTGATCCGGCCGAGCTGTCGCTGCCCCAGCACTCGGTAGAAACCGGGCTCGGTGACGTAGCCCGACCGCTGCTCGCCACCAGGGGTCCGCACTGGCGCGTACCCTTTCTCGTCCTCAGGCAGGGATCGCAGCAGCTCGTACGCGGACCGGTGGCCCAGCGCGGAAGCCAAACCGGGAGCCTCCACGGTGAAGGAGTCGCCCTCTGGCGTGACGCGCAGCTCGAATTCGCCGTTGTCGAATAGTTGGATCGATGACATTGGTGTTCTCCAGTGGGGATGTGGGGAGACAGGCGTGCCCGGGCCTCGTCCCCACGGCGAGGTCCGGGCACGACAAAGCCCCGGGTTCTAGAGGTCCCGGGGCTGCTTGAGGGGGTTGCGGGCTAGGCCGCGGGCGGTGTGCGGGGCACGTCCTCGGCGTACAGCGGGTCCACGACCGGTGTGGGTGCCGCCGGTTTGTTCGGCACCGCGGCGACGACGCCGCCGCCGGCGAGCGCGCCGACGACGGCCACGATCGTGGCGAACGTGGCGGCGTCGAGGTGCACGCCCGGGATCAGGTTGATCAGGCCGAGGACGCCGGGGACGGCCGCGACGGCGAGGACCGCGGCGAGGGCTTTGCGGAACCGGGCGGCCCAGTCGGCGAGCCGCTGGCCGATGCTGGGTGCGCCGATCGGGTCGGCGTGCTGGCCGGTCACTGGCCGGCCTCGCCGCCGGTGCCGGTGATCGCCACCGACCCGGTGATCTTGACGTTGTTGGCGATGGCGTCGTTCAGCATCGCCTTGAGCGCGTCCGGGGTGATCTCCGGGTCCGCGGCCAGCTTGGCCACGGCCTGGGTCAGCGCGTCCAGCTTCGCGTTCAGCGCGTTGATACCGGCCTTGACCGCGAGCGCGCCGCCGTCGCCGCCGCCCTGGAACTGCGCGAGGTAGGTGTTGACGATCGCGTCCTTCAGCGACACATCCGTCCCGTTGGCGCGCTTGCCGACGGACGCGGTGAGCAGATCGTCGATACTGGGCATGTCGTCCTCCGTGGTGGGAATGCGGTAGACCTCGTTGATGTCGCACGGGGTTCCGGCGACGGTGATCCGCTGGGGATCGCGGTTGCGCTGCCAGAAGTTGACCCACTGCTTCTCGGCGGTCGTGGGTTCGGATCCGCACCGCCAGTACCAGGAGCCGATCCCGGCGTCGTGCACGGCGGCGAGGGTTTCGGAGAAGCCGTAGAACCCGCAGCGGCTCTGCCCGACCGCGTCGCGGAACCCGCTTGCGTAGCGGACCACGTCGTCGAGCTGGAACGCCTGCGCGTGCGCGTCGGCCGCGCAGGCCAGCGGCACCCAGTCGGGCACGCCGGTGGCGCGCGCGTCGGCCACCGCGACCCGGCCGTTGGCGAGGCCGCGCGCGTAGTCGTCGTCGGTCTCGCTGCCCCACGCGTCGCCGGTGCCCGCTTCGGCGACGAGCAGCACGTTCGCCGCGCCGAACTCGCCGGCCAGGTCGCGGTACTCGGCGGCGGCCAGCTGCTTGCCCTCGCTGCCGAGCCCGATGTAGCGGATCACGCCGGAGAACCCGGCCTTGCGCAACGCGGCACCGGACGGTCGCCCGGCGGAATAGTCGGCCCATCGAGCCATCAGTCAGCCTCCAGTCGTCGGCGGCGGGTCGGTGGAAGGCGGCGTGCTCCCGCTGTTCGGGTCGACGCACGCCTTCCCTTGGTAGGTGGTGCCGTCCGGGCTGGTGATCACGGCGTCGCGCAGCTCGAACCCGTCCGGGCACGCCGGGCCGTCCTTGCCGTTCGCGCCGTTGACGCCCGGAGTTCCCTGCTCGCCGCGGCACTGGTCGTGCGCGTCGCAGTAGGACGCCACCGCCGAGGCGACCAGCGCGGGATAGTCCGGCAGCGGCGCATCCCGCCCGTTCTGGCCGTTCTGCCCGTCGGTGCCGTCCTTCGGGACCGGGATCTTCGCCAGCACCGCGTTCGTCAACGCATCGAAATCCGGGCTCGCGCCGTCCGTGCCGCGGCACTGGTTGCGGGTGGCGCAATAGTCCTCGACCGCCTGCCGCGCCGTCTGGCGCAACGTCGTCGCGTCAACAGCCGCCGGGGCCGGAGTCGGAGCGGCGGGCGGCTGCACCACCGGCGTGCCGCCGAGGCCCTTCACCTGCTCGGCCAGCCGCGAGACATCCGCACCGCGCGCATCGCTGGTGCGCTGCAGGGACGCGATCTCGCTGCCCTGGCCGAACAACTGCACCGCCAGCCACGCGACCCCGCCGAGCGCGAGCAGCGCGCCGAGCCACAGCAGCCGGTGCGCGCGCCGGTCCCGGCTCTTGTCGGCGGCGGGCTGCACGATGGTGCGGTCGATCTCACCCGTCATGAGTCGTCACCTTCTCGGCGCTTGAGCAGTTGTTCGAGCAGCTCGGCGATCGCCTCGCTCCGGTCGTCCTCGTCTTCGTCGGCGTCCTCGTCGGCGCCGAGGACACGGTCGATGACCTTCTCCGCCGCGTCGCGACGTTCCCGCTTGGAGCCGCGCTTGATGGCGTAGAAGCCGATGACGATGCCGCCGATCGAGGTGATGACGGCCGCGATCCCCTGAAACAGCGACCCGAGATCACTCACTCCGCCCCCTTTCGAGCACAGTGGACGGACAGGCCGTCAGCTGGAGACCGGCGAGTACGCGGCCAGGAAAGCGGCTTCGCTCTCGAAGATCCTGGATGGCCAGGCCCCGCCTGGCTGGCCGACGAGGCAGATGCCGGTTCGGGTGGCGAGCGGGCTGTCGCCTCCTGGCGTGGGGTACCGGAGCGTCCCGTCGTCGGCGACGAACGCGCCGGTGACGAACTCCCGGATCTCGGCGACGTTCGAGCCGTCCCAGACGGCGTACTGGTACTTCAGGAATGCAAAGGCGGACACGCGGGAACGCTCCTGTCTGAGGACGAACGGGGTTGTGGCTCAGTGGACGTCGGTGCGCACGTTGTAGTAGCCGAGGGTGGTGCCCATGAACGGTTGCGGCCACAGTTGCACCGACCCGCTGGAAGCCGGGGTGAGCACGATCTCGGCCGAGCAGTTCTGCGCGCCCACGACCGACGGGGGCAGCAGCACCATCCGCTCGAAATACTGGCTTCCCGATTGCGTCGGCGTCGAGGTGGACGTCGCCGCTTCGGTGCCGCTCCCGTCGAGCACCCGGCAGCGCAGCGTCCAGTTCAGCGGCGTGGTGACCAGCCCTTTGAACCACAGCACCGGGTGGTAGAACATGAAGCCGCCCTTGGCGATGGTGTACGCGGTGCCGCCGGTGAGCGTGGCGCTCGGCGTGCCCTGGAACGTGACACCGGCGGGATAGGTGATGGAGGGATGCGACATCCCGTACCCGGCCGCTTCGTCCTGGCCCCACACCGCGTTTCCGGCGAGGTCGTTCAAGCGCGCGGTCTTGCCGTTGTAGACCGTCGAATAGAACGTCTCGAACACCGGCACGCCGTTGCCGTTGAGGATCCGGACCTTCGCGCCGCCGGACGGGTCGGCCGGGTCCGGCAGCACCTCGAAATCCGGGATTCCGTTGTGGCCGATGGAGAACGGGAACTTGCTCTGACGGGTGAGCGCGTCGATCTTCTCTTCTAGTTCGCGGATCTTGTTCCTGAGGAAGTCCGGCGAGTCGGGTCGTTCGACCCGGTCGTTCGCGACCACGGGCGTCTCCTATCCGGCCCGGACGGCCTGCAGCTGGTGGTCGACGCGGTCGCGCGGCGTGCTGCCGCCGCGGGACATGCCGATCAGCCGCCACCGGTAGCCGCCGTCCGGGAGCCAGTGGTGGTCGGTCACCGAGTAGGTGACGAAATGGCCGGGGACGTAGCTGCCGATCTTGGGGTCGGCGTCGGCGAGGACGGTCGCCTGCCACTGCTCGGCCTGGCCCGAGGCGAGCGCGAGGCTCGCGGACGCCCAGCTGTCCAGAGTGGATTGCACGCTGGCGTCGGTGTGGTTGGTGTTGATGTCGTCGGTCAGCGGCCACCCGGCCGCGATCAGCGGGTCCGCGGTCGCGGTCCCGTACAGCTGCCCGGCCTCGTTGCCGCTGCCTTTCACGAACGAGCGGGTCGCGGTGGGCCGGACGCCGCCGGAGATGTCCAGGCTCGTCAGCGTGCGCCGGTAGAAGAATTTGAGGTCCACGCCGGGCTGGGTGAGCCAGGGGTTGCCGATCAGCATCCGGTGCCGGATGTAGCGCACGCCGCCGACCGTGGCGAGGTAGGGCTGGAACAGGACGTCGGGGCCGCCGTCGACCTGGGTCAGCTCGCGCAGCCGCTGCCCGCCCGGGACGATGTCGTAGCCGTGGTAGTTGCGGACGTTCGTGCCCCCGGCCGGGATGTCCGGCAGGTCGATCGGCAGGTTCGACCCGGAGATCCAGGACATGTTGATCTGGTGGTTGACGATCTCGCGGGCGATGAGCGGCAGCGTCCCTTGCAGGTTCACGTCCGCGACCGGGTCGGTCAGCCGCTGCCCGATCTGCGGGCGGAACGCGGCGTTGTGCAACGTCCGGCGGTCGAAGATGTCCCAGATCCCTTTGCCGGACACCGTGAAGTCCGTCGTGTCCTGTGCGGGCTGGTAGGGGGTGATCGGCCCGGCCTGCAGGACCTCGGCGCCGCGCAGCACCGCCACGCTGATCTTGTCCGGGACGCACCATTCCCGGACTTGGCGGGTCAGCTCGCCGCCGTCCAACGGCACCGTGATCTTCCACGATCCCGCGTCGTTGATCACCGCCGCCCACTCCGGCTCGGCCGCGAGCTTCAGATCCCGCGCGACCCGGCCGGTGACCGTGTCGTAGGCGAGGGCCGCGTAGTCGCGCTCGACGCTCGTCACCGGCTCAGCCCGGTGTCGAACACGGCGAAGTGCCGTTTGTTCGGCAGGGCTCCCGGCGCCCCGTTGTCGCCGCGCGCCTGCCAGCCGCTGCCGCCGTTGCCCGCGGTGATGTAGTGGGTGATCGCCGCGGTCACCGTGCCCGCGGAGAGGCCGAGCGCGGCCAGCGCCGCTCCGCTGACCGGGCAGGTCAGGTGCGCGCCGTGGAACTTCCCGTTGCCCTGCAACGGGAGCAGCGTGCTGTACACCAGCGGCGAGGAGGACGTCACCGTCGCGCCGTTCGCCGCCCGCCACCCGATGGTCATGTACGGCCGGTCGGCGCTGGAGGAAATCGTGCCCTGCCACTCGAACTGGTAGCTGCGCGCCGGGTCGAACGTGAAGCTGGCCTTGTCGCCCACGATCTCGGTCTGCGTGCCGAACACGCCCTCGCCGGCGTAGACGTTCTTGGCCAGCAGCCCTTTGGCGTAGCCGAGCGACGAGGACAGCTCCTGCCAGGCAGTGCCGTCCCAGTAGCGGTGGCCGTTGTACCAGGCGATGTCCCCGGGCATGCACGACGGATCCGACAGCGAGTCGCCCGGCAGGAGCACGCGGACGCCGCCGATCAGGCCGGTCGAGCGGCGCAGGTCGGTCAGGGTCACGACCCCGCCGGTGGAGACCTGCGCGCGGGCGAGCGGGATCGCGGTGCCGCCGCCCGCGCCGAGGCCGGAGGTGATCAGGCCGAGGCTGTCCCAGGTGACCGGGTCGACCGGGGTCGCGCCCGGGGTGCCGGTGACGATCTCGATGCGGGCCGGGATGCTGCCGCCGCCCTGGACGGTGTCCGACAGCACCGTGTCGTACACGCGCAGGACCACGATGTCGTTGCGCGGGTTCGTCGCCGGCGGGCTGTCGCAGGTCACGGTCGTCGCCGCGGGCAGCTTCCACGAGAGGTAGCCGCCCTGCCCGGTACGTCCCACGACCGCCGAGCCCGGCTGCACCAGCAGCGTCCGCCCGGACTGGACGGTCACCCGCAGGTCGTAGGCCATCAACGCGTCCCCCGTCGTGGGGATCACGCCGGACCGCACCGCCGACATCGGCGAGGACTGCGACCCGCCGAGGTACAGCGACTGGACCAGTGCCCGGCCTTGGCGGGCGCTGTTCTGCCGCGGCATCGCGCTCCAGAAACCGTCCGCGTCCGCGTTGACAACCGCCATGTCGCAGCCCCCTTCTCGCTATTCGTCGGCGTCGCGCCAGACGGCCGTGACCGTCGCCGCGCCGATGCCGGTGAACTGGATCGCCCGGGACGCGCCGGGCGGAATGCTGATGAACCGGGCGGAGCCGAGCGCTCCGGTGCGGTCGATGCCGTCGAGCGTCACCGGTGTCGCCGAGAACGGGCTGCAGTCGATCCGCAGCGTCTGCCCGGCCGTGATCGACCCGATGTAGGAGAGGACCCCGCCGGTGGACGGGTCGGTGAACGTCGGGTTCTGGCAACTCGACGGGCTGGTGATGGTCAGCCGCGGCCAGGTGGTGGCCGTGCCGTCGTTCTGCAGCGCGAGCACGTTGTTCGCCGCGCTCGCACCCCAGTCCAGACCGCCGCTGCCCCAGTCCAGGCCGCCGCTGCCCCAGTCCAGGCCGTCGGTGGCTGTCGCCGCGAGCGACGCCTGCGCCGACCGCTCCACCGTGGACAGCCACCGCGGATCCGCCGCGTACAGGTCGAGCTGCCAGTCAGCGCCCGAGTTGGCGTCCCACCACGCCCATTTCCGCCCCGCCTCGGCCAGCTCGACCGTGATCTGCCGCGGCAGCACGCCGTCGTCGACCACGAGCAGCTGCTGCGATCCCTCCGGGAACAGCCCCATGAACCGGCGGCGCGCGGCGATCAGCAGCGGCCAGCCGGGGGCGAGCGTCGGCATGCACCAGCCCTGCAACGACAGCGACCGCCCGGACAGGTACGACCGGGAGCGGTACGCCCCCGCCCCGAACGGCCGCTCGGTGACATGGGTTTTGCGGCCGGTGCCGTTGCGCAGATCCGTGGCCGGAACCGACCAGCGGCACCCGAACTCGTCGGTGCCGCCGACCGCCCACGCGCCGATCGTGTAGGTCTCCTGCATCGTGTCGGTCAACGCCACGCGAGCCCCCTCACCGCAACATCCACGCGAGCTGACTCGACACCGCCGCCGCGATCCGCTGCGGATCCGATTCGGCGGTGTGGATCGTGACGTTCGGCTGTGCTCCGCCGCGCCGCGCGGGCGCTGCCGGTTGCTGGATCACGATCCGCGGCGCGAACTGCTGCACCGACGCCGATCCGGCGAGGATCTGCTGCGCCATGTTCCCGAGGTTCGGATCGGTCATGGCTTGGCCGAGGATCGCCTTGGACCGTGTCGAGTTGTTCGCTGGGATGTAGTACTCGTCACCGAACATCCGGTCGCCGACAACGCGCCAGGTGTTCGGGGGGATCTTCGCCGCAATCGGCTGCATCGGACTCAGGCCGCCGCCCGCAGCCATCCCGAGAATCCCGCCCGCTGCCATCGGCCGTGCGACGCCGCCGCTGGCGAAATCGGCGTGGTTCGCGCCGCGGGGAAGCACCGGGATGCTGTAGGTGGCCGTGATCCTCATCGACCGGTTGCGGGCTGCCTCGTTCAGCGCGGCCTCGGCCGCCGCCACGTCGGCCTTGGCGTGCACCTCGGCCCATGTGCCGTCGGTGTTCATCTTCCACAGCCGTACCGCTCCGGTGGCCGGGTCGGTCGTCGCGAACGTGGTCGTCACTGCGCCGGTCGAGTCGGTCGTCTGCTTCCACTGCCGCACCTTCCCTGTCGCAGGGTCGATGTCGGTCGTAGTCCGGGTCTTGCCCTCAGTGCTGTTCGTAACGGTTTTCCAGTTCGCCACAGACGAACCGGCCGGTGTCGTGTCGCCGTAGACCGTGACGGTGCCCTTGGTCTGGTTGATCTGAGAGACCAAAACCTCTGCCGAGTGCTTGCCCTCGGCAGTGTTGGCGAACACTTGGAACGTGCCGTCCGGCAAGCTGACGATCTGATAGCCCAGCTTTCCGAGCGCATCGACCGCTTGCTTGTCGTCCGCGGTCAGCTTCACCGACGCGCCGGCCCCCAGCTTCGTCAGGTCCGACACGACCCGCTTGATCTTGTCCTGCGTCTCGCTGTCGCCCTCCAGTCCGAGCGTGGTCACGATGTCCGCCGGGACCAGCCCGTAGTGCTGCAGCAGCTTCTGTATCTGGGAGTCGTTGAGCCCCAACTGCTTCAGCTGCTTGGCGAACTCTTCGCGCATCGGGCCGAGCTTGCCGGTGATGTCGTCCGCCGACGCGCCGCCGTCCTTCATCGCCTGCGCGACCGAGGCCATGTTCGCAGCGCTCTGCTGCAAAACGTCCTGCAGCTTGGACCCGGCCTCGGAGGTGGTGTTGACCGCGCCGGAATTGTCGATCAGATCCTTGGTGTGACCCCGCAGGTTCAAGCCCTCGAAGTTCTTCTTGAGGTCCCGCAACTGGTCGTTCCACGCCTGCGTGGCTTCCTCGACCGAGGGAGTCTGCCCGGCCATGACCCGCAGAATCTCGATGATCTTCTGCCCCTTGGCCGCCGTGTCCCCGGCTGTTGAATTGAGCGTCTCGAACGCAGTCTCAAGGCTGGCGACCGCGACGTTCGCCGCGTACATCGCCGGCGTCGTGCCGCGCGCGACCGCGGACTCGACTGCCTTCTGTGCCTTGGCGAACTCTTCTGCCTTCTGCGCTGCGTCCTGCAGCGCGCGGGCTTCCTGGTTGGTCGAGGTGATCGCGTCCAACGTCTGGATCAGGTTCGCCTTCTGCGCGTCGGTGAGGTTCAGGCTGTGCAGCCGGACCGCGGAAAGCTGGTTGACCAGGTCCGACGCGTTGCCGCCCTGCTTGGCGAACGTGTCCGCCGCTTCCAGAACGGTAGGGATCATGTCCCGGTTCGTCTTGGACGTCGACAGCAGCGCGGAGATATGAGTCTTGGCCTGCTGGTTGTAGGTGTCGAGCGCGGCACCACCGCTGAGCACTGCTTCACTGGTCTGTTTCACGCCCGCGCCGAACACCTGCGAGTTGCGGAACGCGTTGCTGTCGGTCAGTGCTTTCTGAGTCGATGCGCGGACGTTCGCGCCGATCGCGTTGTTGTCTTCCAGGTACGCCTTAGTCAGGTCGGTGACGGCCTGCTTCTGCTCCGCGGCGCGGGTCGCGGCGTCCTGGGCTTTCTTGCCCCATACGGACAGCAGGAGGCCGCCGAGGCCGAGCGCGACACCGAGCGGGTTGAACCCGCCCGTCACCAGCGCACCCACGCCAGCCTTGAACTTCGATGTGCCGCTGGCTTCCGCGTCGGCCATGGCCTGCTTCAGCGCGTTCGTCCGCTGGCCGCTCGCGTCCAGTTGCGGAGTCAACGCCTTCAGCCCGAACCCGGTGTCCGACAACGATGAGCCGAATATTTTCGCGATCGAGTTAGTGGCCAGCAGCGACCCTCCGACCTGGCCGATCGGCGCGCTCCAAGACCCGAGCGCACTGGCGAAGCCTTGCACGATCGCGAGGCCGCCGGAGACAGTGCCGAGGAACCCGGAGGTCGTGCTCTGCAGCAACGGCATCCCGGACGATGTCAGCGTGAGCAGGATGCCCTCGACCTGGTTCAGCGCGCCGCGGAACTGGTCCAGCGGCCCGGATGATCCGGCCGCCAGGTTGGCGAGCAGCTGACCCAGGAACCCTTCCAGGTCGCGGACGATGCCGCCGAGCTTCACCATGCTGGTGCCCGCGGCATCGGACTCGGACGACGCGTTGATCAGGAAGTCGGAGAGTCCGGCGCCGGTCTGCCCAATCAGGGAACGGAATCCGGTGATCGCCGACGACGAGCGCGCGACGGAGATCGCGACGCCAGGCATCGCGTTCTCGGCGAAGTCCGTGACCGCGCCGACCAGATCCTTGACCGCCGGCGCACTCGCTTTGAATAGGCCTTCGACTTCCGGGCGCAGCTTCTGCCACGACGCCCGCAGCTGATCCGACGCACCGAGGACGGGGCCTTCGAGGACTGCGGCCATCTTGGTCGAGTCGGATAGGACGTCGTTGGCGAGACGCCGGTACGACTCGCTGATGTCTTCGTTGCCAGACAGCAATCGTGCACCGACACCCGCGACGAGCGCGGGGAGGGCTGCCAGCGACACGGCGACACCCGCCGCGCCGATCGCCGCGGCGGCGGGCAAACCGACCGACAGGCCGAGGAAGAGTTTGGCATCGAAGGCTGCGTTCGCGCGCGCCGCCACGCGGGAGACAGTTTCCTCGACACGCTTCCCGGACCGGTCGACGTCGTTCTCGGCGTCCCGCTGCGCCTTCGCGTACCGCTTGGTGGCTTCCTTCGCTCGGTCCGTCGCGGCTTCGGCTTTGCGGAGATTCGAGGCATGCTCTTCCTCCGCGGCAGCGATCTGCGCGATGCTGGCGGTGCCGCCCTTGCGGAGTTCCTCCAGCTTCGCTTCCGATACCCGCACACGACCGACCGCAGCCTCGATCTTCCGGAGGTTCGCGGCGTGCTGTTCCTCAGCGGCGGCCAGTTGCGCAGCTGTGGCCTTGCCGTTGTTGCGGATTTCTTCCAGCTTCGCCTCGGACGCTCGTGCGCGGCCAGCCGCGTCCTCGACCTTGAGCAGGTTCGCGGCGTGCTCTTCCTCCGCAGCGGTGAGCTGCGCGGCGCTGGCTGTGCTGGCTTTGCGGACCTCGGCGAGCTTCGCCTCGGATACCTTGGCGCGGCCGGCGGCGGCAGCTTCCTCGTCGATGGCTTTCCGGAGGTCTCGGCCTGCGGCTTCAAGCTCGCGCGTGCTCTTGCCCGCCGCCTGCATCTTCGCCGCATAGTCGGCGATGTCCGCGCGCAGCTTCACCGAGACGGTCCGGTCAGCCATTCCGCCTCCTCAGATCAGCCGGCCACACCACCAATGCAGATGGTTGCGGCGCGTCCTCGTAGTCCTTGCGCTGCTTCTCGATCGCAGTGCAGCGATGGCACCGGTGCGGCGGCTCAGCGTGGTAAGAGCCCTCGTTGTCCGGGCTCGTGGTTTCCGGCAGGTAGCCGCCGCAACCGCGGCAGACGAGACGCTCGTAATCGAGGTACGCCAGCACCAACGACCGATCGGTGTCCGTCCACTCCGGGGTGCGGGTGGTGACAGCGCGGGCCAACCGCCCAGTGCTGTCGTACTCGTATTCCGTTAGCTCTTGGGCTTCTTCGCCCGCGAAGCGCGACGGGGAGACCCCGAGCCGGATTGCTGCCGCGACTTCTCGCCGGTGCCGGGCGTCACCTGCGATGCGGCTCGGCTGAAAACCGCGCCGTCCCGGTCCACGCGGCTAAGTGACCACGCGGCGTTCTGCAGGTTCTCGTACTGGTTGTCGGTGATGACCTCGACCAGCTTGTCGAACTGCTCGACGGTCATCTCCGGTTCGACCATCTCCGCGAGAATCAGCGCGGGGACGAACGTCTCCAGGTTCATCCCCATGGCCAGGTCTCCGGGAGTGTCCGCCCGTGGCGGATGCTCGGCGACGAGTTTCATCCATGGTTCGTGCGTGAGCCCACGCAACCGAACCTGCAGAGTGTGTTCGGCAATCTCCGATTCCAGGGCCTGCAGCTCATCGGCGAGCTTCTTCTCTTCTGCGGACGCCGCGAGAGTCGCCCGGCCAAGCCGAGCTGCCGCCAGCTCGGCATCGAGGCGCTCAAACTTTTTCCGAAGGTCCGGCCGCAGGCAGAGCGGCACAACCTCCTCCGGCAGGGTCGCTTTGGCGATCAGGGCGTCGATGTCCACAGTGGCTCTCCTCGACTCAAGGGGGTTTCTCGACTCGGGAAGTAGGCCGGGCCGCCCGGGAGTCGAGGACCGGGCGGCCCGGGGTCTCAGGCGGCGACGGCGGCGTCGAGTTCGGGTGCGCCGGTGTTGTAGCCCTGGCTCATGAACTTTTCGACGCCGTTGGCTTCGGGTTTCTGCGGTCGGCGGGCGCCGAACTTCACCGGGTACACCTCGACCTTGTCGCCGGACGCGAACGCGGTGTCGTGCGCGATGCCGCGGCGGACCACGAGGTAGCCGGTGAGGTCGCGCTGCAGCAGCGTCCACGCGACGTCCTCGGCCGGGACGTCCTTGCGGACGCAGGTCAGCTGGATCGTGGTCTTCGACCGGCCCGGCTGTTCCGCGTCCACCGTGTCGCAGAGCTTCGACGCCGACACCGCGGACTCGTCGGTGGAGATGTCCAGCCCGTCGGCCATGATCAGGCACTCCAGCGAGGTGCCGCCGGCCAGTTCGGACGCGGTCGGCGCCGAGATGTCCGCGATGCTCGGCACGAAACTGACCTTGTTCCGGCCGTCGGAGAGCATGTCGCCCATCGGGTTACTCCTTTTTCTTGGCCGACGGGGCGTCGGCGGACTGTTCGGTTCCCGCGGAGTCGTCGTCCGCGGTGTCGGTGCTCGACTCGTCGGTGGTGCGGAGGAACGCGGCGGGTTTCGGCTTGTCCGGGGCGGGGCCGGCGGTTTCGGCCCAGCCGGGGCACATCCCGGCCTCAAGAGCGGGTTTCGGGAGGGCGGCGACCGCGCCGGTGTCGTCGTTGCGGGCGCGCACGAACTCTGCGGGCATCGGCGATCAGCCCCGGAATGCGTAGAAGGACACCGACGTCGTGCTCGACGCGGTGAGGTTCACGTTCCCGTCGGACTGCTTGAGATCCGGCTGGATCGGCCCGAGGACCGCTTTGCCGCCGGCGGGCACGGACACGGACGGGATCGACGGGTTCGCCTGCCCGTACTTGGTTTTCCCGGGGTCGGCGACGGTGACGGTGACCGGGGACGCGCCCGCGTTGTCGACGAGCACGTACACGGGTGCGCCGCCGTCGCCCGGTTTCACCTTGTCCGGCCCGGCTGTGGCGGCGGTCGAGGTGAGCACGGTCCCGGCGAGCTTCGCCTGCACCTGCACGATGGTTGCCATGGGTCAGTCCTTCCGGGACTCGAATACGTAGGTGTCGACGCCGTACAGCGGGTGCCGATGGGTGGCCGTGTCGGTGACGTCGCGGTCCTCCCGGACCGGGAGGCTGGTTTCTTTCCGGATCCGGTTGAGCGACCAGCCGGCCACTGCGGGCCGGATCCCGAGGACCCGCTCCCGGGTCTGGTCGACCACCACGAGCGCGGAGGCGGCGGTCAGCCCGACGGAGGTGACCTGGAACCGGAACGTCGCGAGATCCGGGTTCCCGCAGAGTTTCGTGCCGTCGTCGATCCCGGTGTCGCCGTAGAGCACGGCGTACGGGAAGCTCGGTTGGTCGGGGACCTGGCCGTCGTAGACGGTGAACGACGGCGAACCTGCTTGCAGCAGCCCGAGGATCGCCGCGTGGTGCGCGGTGACGACGCCCGTCACAGGATGTCCTCGGCGACGTCGGCGATCGCGTCGGCGAACCGGGGTTCTTCCTTGCGCAGCGGGCCGTTGATGTCGAGCACGGGCGCGTTCTTGCTGGTCCCGAAGTACACGATGTTGCCCAGTGCGCCCTGGATCAGGGCCTTGTCTGGCCCGATTTCCGCGGCGAGGCCGTCGTCTTTGGTGTCGTAGGTGATCGACCGCGGGAAATGCGCGAACGTCGGATGCCCTTGCGCGTCGCGCCGCATCCCGTTCTTGATGTTCACCGCGCCTTTTTCGACGACCTTCCGGAACTTCGGCAGCGTCTTCTCCGGGATCGCTTCGAGGTCCCGCGCGAGCTGGTCGACCTGCGACATGTCCACGTCAGCCACGGGGCACCTCCTGGTTCAGCCGGTGATTTCCTCCACCTGGCAACGCAACGCGGTCTGCAGCGTTTTCCGGTCGCCGGAGCGGATCCGGAAGGTTCGGCCGACGTTCGCGGGGTCGACGGACGCGGTGATCTCCGCGACCAGCCCCGACCCGACCGACCCGGTGCCGGTGACGGGCAGGTGCAGCTCGACCGGCGTCACCGTCCACTGGTGCTCGCCCGCGTCCGGGTTGCCGGGGTACGCGGCTTTCTGGTTCTGGATCTTGCATTTCCCGGTGTAGACCGGGTCCCCGTACGCCGGGGTGACCTGGCCGGTGTCGGGGTCGGTGGTGTCGCCGGTGACGGCCCGGATCCGGCAGGTGTCGAGCATCAGCGCCTCGGCCTGGCGGCGGCCGGCGCGGACCAGGCGCAGCGGTTTCATCCGATCTTCACCAGCCGTGCCCGCGCGCCGTAGGTGCGGCGCAGGGCTTTGCGGAGGTTGCCCGGGACGAGCCCGGCCAGATCCGATTGCGAGGTCTGCGTGAACTGCAGCCGGTAGTCGTCGATGCTCATACCGACCGCGCCGACCGGGTTGGTGAACATTTGCGCGGCCAGCGCGAGCACCGCCGAGCGGGCCAGGGTGAGATGGCCGTCGCCGTCGGCGTACCCGTGCGAGTAGGTGACCTCGACGACCGACGGTTCGCAGGCGCGGACCGCCCACCCGCACCGCCGCCACAGCCTGTCGCCGAACCGTTTGTAGTCCGTCGCGGTGCCGCCGTCGACCGTCACCGACGCGACCGCGGTGACCGGCCGTTGCGGCAGCGTGAACCACGCATCGGTGTCGCCGAGCAGCTGCACGGTGTCGTCGGCCACGAACACGAGTTGCTGCCCGGCCGCGGTCTGCACGGCACCGGTCGCGAGCTGCAGCAGCAGCTCGGCTTTCGCGTCGGGCAGCGAGGTGTCGTCTTCGTCGAGCAGGGCGCGGAGGTCCGCGGCCGTCGCGAGCATGTCCGTCATGGACCTCCGCCTCCCCCTGCTATTCGGCGGCTTCGATCGCGGCGCGGAGGTTGTCCACGCCGAGCCGCTTGTCGACGGCGATCTCGTGCTCGTCGGCGTAGGCGAGCAGCTCGTCCTTGTCCATCGCGGACAGATCCGGCTGCTTCTCCCCCTCGTCCAGCGGCACGTGCTCTTCGAGGTCGAGTTCCTCGTCGGGCTCGCTGTCGTCGACCGTCGATTCGGCCTCGGCGTCCTCGACGTGGCCGAGCCGCAGCAGCGACTGCAGATGCTCGTCGGGCACGTCGTCCGGGAGGACCGCGCCGCGGTGGAAGTCCACCGTCGCGCGACCGCCCTTCTCGTTCACCTTCGTCTCCGCGGACACCCGGCCCGCGGTCACTCGGTACGCCACGCCAGCCTCACTTCAGGTTGAGGATCTTGGCGTGGGCGCGCTCGTTGCCGTACTTGAGCCCGACCTCGCCGTAGATCTGGTTGCGGTCCTTCGCGCCGGTCTTCGCCAGCGGCTCCTGGAAGAAATGCCCCTTGCCCGGGATGTCCAGGTACACCGGGGAGCACTGCTCCATCGACACGACCGCGACGGTGGACTGCGACATCGCGCGGTCCAGCATCACGTTCAGCGTCCCGAAATCGGTGTCGATCCGGTCGACGGTGACGCCGCCGACGTTGCCGACCAACTCCTTGCGCACGTAGTTCCCGGCGGTCACGTAGGCGTTGGTGATCGCCCGCTTCTGCGCCGAACCGCACAGCAGCGTCGCGGTGGCCTGCTCGGTCAGGCCGCCGTTGTCGTAGGCCATCTGCAGTGTGTCGTCGACCATCGTCTTGGTCAGCGCCACACCCTTGGACCAGATCACGGTGCCGTTGGCGGTGATGTCGACCGGGACGCCGCCCTTGGTGCGCGACACCTTGAAGTCGTTCGCGGTCAGGCCGGCGGCGAGGACGTAGTACGCCTGGCCGGCGATCAGCGGAGTGGCGGTGCCGACGCTGGAGAACGTGACCGTGTCGCCCGCGGCCAGCCCGTGCGTGGTCAGGGTGATCAGGTCCGTGGACGCCGCAGCCGTGCCGGTCGCGGTGACGCCGCCCGCCGCGTCGGTGACGTTGCTGGCGATCGCGGACAGCAGGCCGCGGGTCTTGCGCGCGGTCGTGTTGTCCGACGGCTTCTGGTAGACGCCGTTGATGAACGACCAGTTGATGTCGCGCACCATCTGCTTGAGCATCTGCTCGGTCTGCCAGTCCAGCTCGTTGGCGACCGGGTTGGACTGGTCGTTGTTCAGCCCGGACTTGCGCTGGTTCGCAGCCTGCTTGGTGTAGGAGACACCGACGGTTTCCTGGTGGATCTGCAGGATGTTCGTGGCGTTCGCGCGGACCCGGTTCTGCTCGGTCGGCGCGTCCGCGCCCTCCAGAACCGTGTTCTGCGCGGCGTCGCGGAGGTCGAAGGTCTCCCACTCGAACTCGTAGTCCGCCGCCTGCCCGCCGCCGCCGCTCAAACCGCCGATGGCGGAGAAGAACGGCACGTCGGCCGGGGTCAGCTGGTACAGGATCCCGGAGTAGTTCGGCAGGTTGTACGTGGTGCCCAGTGCGGTGATCCCAGACATCTGGGGTTCTCCTTCTCAGGTCTGGGGCGCACGGAGCGCCCGGGTTACGAGGTGACGAGCTTCTGGTTCTGCAGGCGCAGAACGGCTTTGATGTCGCCCTTTTTGGTGGCCTCGGCGATCAACGCGTCGAGGTTCGGCGGAGCGCCGCCCTGCCCGCCCTGGCTCGGATCGGGCCGCGGCGTGCCGGACGACGCCGGGGCAGTCGGGAACAGCGCGAGCAGCCGGTCCGCGTGCGCGGCCAGTTCCTCGGCGGTCGAGCCGCGAAGCTCCGCCGCCTGCTCAGGCGTGAGCTTCTTCGCGTTCGCGACCTCGGCGCGCCACCGTGCCTCATTGGCCTCGGCCAGCTGCTTCTCGTGGTTGGCGAGGCGTTCGGTGATCTGCTCGATCTCCGTTTTCCCCTGCTCAGCCCCGCCGGTCGCGCCGAGCGCGGCAGCGAGTTTCTCCAGCGGTGCCAGCCCTTCCAGCTTCTTCTCCAGCGCCTTGCGAGCGTCGCGCTCGGCCTGCAACGCCTTGATGCCGCCCTCGCCGAGCGGTTCTTCCTTGGCCGCCTCCTTCGGCGGATCGCCCGCCGGCGGTTCGGGTGGGGTCGGGGTCGGAGTCGGCCCGGAAGTCGGGCCGGGCTTCGGCGGCTCCGGTACGGCCGGATTCGGTGGGGCTGGCGGGTTGTCCTCGGCTCCGGCGATCGGCCAGATCGGTCCGCGTTTGCCGATTCCGACGGCGCGGAGCCCGGTGCGCGGGTGGACGGGAAGGTCGGTGTTCACAGGGGTTTCCTCCATCGCAGAGGGGTTGCCCGGGCCGCATCGCGCGGTCGGGAGTCAAATCAGGTAGCCGTGGAGCCGGAGCATCCGCACGGCTTCGTCCCGCGACGTCGCGTCGCGGTAGATCTGTTCCGGCATGAGCCGCCTCTGGCCGCCCAGCCGCCTGCCCGCGAACCCGGAACGCGTGGTTCCTTCGCGGGTCAGCTTCTGGCCGGCGGCGGTGTACATGCCGCGGTGGGCGTTGACGACCTGCGCGAGGTCCGCGCCGTCGCGGACCGCTTGCTCGTCCGCTTTGGACAGTCCGCGCACACGGCCTTCCTCGAACGCGCGCCGCGGGTCGGTGGTGAAGTCGTCCCCCGTCGCATCGGCGGTCGGGATGTGCACGCAGTCGCAGTTCGGGTGCCGGAGAAACCCCGCGCTGAACCGGTAGACCCGGCCCGCGAGGAGGATGCACCGCGGGCACGAGTCCCCCACCACCATCCGCGTCCACGACGTCCGCGGCCGGGCCGCCACCGCGACCCCGTCCGCGACCCGGCCCGCGTCGGCGACCTGGGTCCGCAGCACCATCTCCAGCGACGCCTGTCCGGTCGCGAGCGCACGGTCGATCGTCGCGCCGTCCCGGATCGCGACCTTCGCCGCGATCACCGGGTTCAGCAGCAGCCCGAGCAGGTCCCGTCCATCGGATGCGATCCCGGCCAGCGCGGTCGCCGACACCCGGCCCGCCGCGGCCGGTGCGCTGCCCTGCGCGTCGAGCACTGCATCGGCGAAACGGTCCGCGGTGGACGCCGCCGCCGTCTGCGCGCCGCGCACCACCAGCAACATCCGGGCGAGATACCGGCCCCACGACCGGGAGAGATCGCCCGGGTCGACACTGCGCCACATGCCGAGCCCGGCGTCGACCGTCGCGTCGGCGAGCGAACGCCGGTCGCGGTAGTGCCGCCGCGCCAGCTCAAGTGCCGACGACACCGGCCGACCCCGGGGCCGTCGCCGGCGGCTGCTCCGGCGGCGGGATGCGGCCGGCAAGCACGCTCACCGGGTCCAGTTCCGCCGCCTTGCGGTCCGCCTCGTCGTCTTCCTGTTCCATGCGCCGGATCTGTGCGTCGCTATAGCGGAGGTCTTCCCGCGTCTGTCGAAGCGTCACGATCGGCTTCTGCCCCGGAGGCGCGGTGTACTTCTTGATCGCCGCGTCCGCGCTCTGCGCCTGCGTCGGGGTCGACGGGTCCCGCCACCGGGTCTCCAGCATCCGGTACCGCGGGTCCCATTCGCCGGTCTGGAACCGTTTGATCAACCGGCCGGTGCGTTCGTAGCTCCCGCCGAACGGCGTGTGCTTGCGCTCCGACCGTTTGATCAGCCGGACCTCGGCGGCGAGCCGGGATTCCGCCGACGGCGGGTTGTCCGTCGTCAATCCGAAGTAGTCCGGCGGCAGGCCGGACAGCGACGATGCGATCCGCGCGAGCGCGTTGATCGATTCGTGGAACCCGGCCAGGTTCGCCGCCGGGAACGCGAACTCCCGCGCCCCCTCGTCCACACCGTTCGGGACCGTGAGGAACTTCCGCACCAGCATCTGGATCGCGGTCAGCTTGTTGCCCTGCGCGTCCTCCAGATCCTCCGGGGACACGCCGAAGAACCCGCGCACAGGCAGCGCCGCGGACTCCGCGCCGAGCATCATGTCCGTCGCGATCTTGTTCGCTGCGTCCGAGATCGGGATGATCGGAGCCAGCTCCGAACGCCCGTACCGCGGCGAGATCGGCGTCTGGCTGGTGATCGTGCGCGCGCCCGAAAGCCGTTCGCCGTTGGTCAGCGACACGACCGGGGGCATGCCGAGGCCGTGGTTGTCCCGCTGGTCTTCCTTCCAGCCGTTGTCCCCATTCCCGTACCAGATCGTCGAGTTCGGCAGGTACAGCGCCGCCGACCGCTCCGGCTCGTGCGCGTACGTGCCGCCCTCGTTCACCCGCCGCAGCGCGGCCAGCACCTTGCGGGTGCGCGGATCGACGTAGGCGAACATCTCCAGCGGCGACTCCGCGGTCACCAGCGGCGTGTCCTCGTCGTCCTCGTTCGTGCCGACTGTGATGTACGAGCGCTTCATCACCAGGGCGTCCACGCGCCCCATCTGCGACTGCTCGTCCATGTCGTTGGCCTGCCACACCCGCCACAGGTCGGTGTCTTCGCCGTCCTCGTCCGGCAGCCGGAACCCCTCCGGCTCCAACCGTTCCTCGATCGCGTCGACCACCAGCTGCGGCCACCCGATGATGACCGGCCGGATGTGCTCGCCGACCTCGCGGAAAATCTCCGGGTGCATGTACGCCAGCGGCTGCGTGCCCTCGTAGTAGCGGTTGAGCATCTCCAGCTCCGGCAGCTCGGCATCATGCCGCACCGACAGGAACTGCACCCACTCCTCAGGCGTGTCCGGCAGCGCCAACGCGAACACCCCCTCCGCACTCACATCGCGATCACCTTGCGGCGCTTCTTCTTCGCCAGCCCGGCCGCGATCACGTCTCCAGCGGCCTCGTGCGTGATCACGCTCGTCACGCAACCGTCGATCTTCTGGTTCGCGCTGGGCTTAACCAGCACGTAGCGATTGGCCGGCCGCACGGCCGCGCGGGCGTGGCCGACGTGGGCCTCGGTCACCTCGCACCCGTCGTGCGTGAACGTGCTGTCCGCCTTCGTGACGTCGCCCTTGAGCCGTTCGCACGCATCGTGCATCTGCACCGGACGCCGCGTGTACCAACGGATCACGCGTTTCTCGCCGAACTCGTCGGCCCATTCGTCGACCTCGGTGTCCCAGTACGGCGGGTCGTAGTAGCCGCGGATCACGTCGAAGCGGTCGAACAGCTCCGTCATCGCCGCTTTCACTTCGAGCCGCGGCACCTGGCCGCCGTGGTCGGCCGGGTTCCAGATCGTCTTGCCGCCGGTGGTGCGCGGCGTGAACTGGTATCCCCACTCCGGCACCTCTGCGCGGATGAACGTCCAGTCGTCCACATCGGACCCGTCGAAACCGAGCACGATCCGCGTACCGTCCGGCACCTCGCGAGGAGCCTTCCGTTTCGCCCACGGAGCGACGCCCATCCAGGCGTCCGAACCGGACACCATCCGGTTGCCGAAGAACCGTTCCGCCTGCGCGGGGTCCTTCTCCATCAGCTCGGCGGCCTCGGCCTCGATCGCGTCGAGGTCGACATGGTCCGAACCGGCGTAGACGATGCGGTGGATCTTCCGCCGCTCCGCCTTGTTCCGGTACGAGAGATTCGCCGGCGCCTGCGGGAAGTACTTGAAGATGTCCGGCCGCTGGCTGTCCATCGTCCGCTTCGCGGTCGTGTCCTCCGACGGATCCGGCGGGTTCGTCGTCTCCATCGACCGGCCCGACATGCCCGCCAGGCCGCGACGCTGCGTTTCCGCGGTGCGGATCATCCTGTTCTGCGCGGTGAACAGCCCCGTTTCGTCCTGCCCCGCATACGTGATCGGGTTGCCCAACCGGGACTGCGCCGACGACGTGACCACGTCGATCCGGCCGCTGTTGCCGACCCGGATGAACGCCTCGCCGACCCGCATGATGTCGCCGAGCGGCCCCAGCCGGACCATCGACTGCAGCGGCCGGTACACGTTGTCGACCTGGTCCTCGGACGTCGCGAGCAGCTGGATCAGCGGTGTCGGCCACGGCATACCCATCGGCTCGCCCTGCTCGTACGGGTACTCCCACCCGCAGCCGCACCCGTGATCCGCACACGCATAGCCGTCGTCTTTCCCCGCCCACCCCGCGAACAACGCAGGTCCGGCCGCCTCGTTCGAGACGATCGTCGCCGACCACGGGCCTTTCCCGGTCTTCTGCGGAGCCACCACCTGCGACCGGCGGTAGTGGAACGCCGTCGATTTCTGCCCGACCTCAGCCTCCGGCCGCACCCGGTAGTGGTTGACCGTGCACCACAGCTGCCAGCGGTACAGCTGCATCGGCGCGCCTTGGCGGAATCCGTCCGGGATCGGGCAGTGCGCCTCGATCCAGTCCGGAACCACCCACAGCGTCGGGAAGTCGACGACGAACGGGTCAGGCCCCGCCGCCATCGGGCACGACCGTCAACCGACTGCGCGCCGACTTCCGCGGCGCGGCCTTCGCCGGCGTCTTCTTCGGCTCGACAGCCTCGTCGGCCACGATGCGGATCCTGGCCCGCGCCATCGAGTCCGGCGTCAGGTACAGGTCCGCGAACATCATCCGGACAGTCTTGCGGTTCTCCGCGCTCGCCCGCTCCTGCTCGGCCTCGACAAGTTGCCGCACGAACAACGCGACGTACTCGACCAGCCCGTCCCGTTCCCACAGCAGCGCTTGCGGCTTCCGCCAGAAGCTCTCCCAGACCTCGGCCTCACGCCCGTTCCGGTCGACCAGCGGCCACCGCGGTGCCGGTGCCGTCCGCCCCTCCGCGGGCAGCACCGTCCAACCCGCCTTGTCCGACGGGCGATCCCGGTTCAGCGCATTCGGATCCGGTGCCGGGCCGGACCGGTTGCGCGCGCCACCACTCGGCATGTTGATCACTCCTCAGCCGCATCGCGCGACGTCGAGAGACGACCGCCCGCATCGCGCGGACGACCTTTTGAACCTGGCGCACTTCCCAGACGCCTCCCCAGCGGTCCGGGTGCGATCCACTGCCGGGGGTACCCCCCAGGGGGTATGCGCTCGCGGTGATCGTCTTCGGGTCGCGGTGCCGATCGACGGCGATCGCCTGCGTGCCCGTCAGCGTGCGTTCCAGCCGCCCGGCTGATGCTTCGCTGTCTCGATCGAGTGGCAGCTGTGGCACAGGCCGCGACCGTGAGCCGGGTCGTTCGGGTCCATGCCTCGCAGTACCAGCGTCCGCCTGTCGAGCGGGTGATGGTCAGCGTGCACCGACCACGCCTTGCCGCACCGCGTGCAGATCGGGTCGCGTGCCAGCACCTGCCGACGGAAGCGGGTCTCGTGTCGGTGGTCGTAGCCCCGCTGTCGTGCGCTGCCTCGACGCTGCTCTGCTGCGCGCTGGTGCTCGACACACCGGCCCGTGCCTGGAGGTACCAGCTCGGGGCACTGGGGTACGGAGCACACCTTCATGGCACGGGGCATCGGAGTGCCGCCGATCTGCAGGGAGTACTCGGTTAAGTGCCACCCGCGTCCGTGCTCGTGGACGAGCTGTGGGCCGATGGCTCTACCCGGCTCTGCCGAGCAGCCCCGGGTACGAGAACGGCCCCGCCGGTCTGTGCCTGGCGGGGCCGTGGTGTTCGTGGAGGATCGGGCTGGACTCGAACCAGCGACCTCGGATCAGTTGGGATTGGCTGATGCGCACTCGCCGCACCCGTCACCATGCTCTGCCACCTGAGCTACCGAACCACGGTGGGCATAGCTCACGCCCGGGTAAAGCGTGACACACCAGTTGACCTTGGGCAATCACCGGGGGTCCACCGTGGCCGTGTCGCCCTGCTACTTGACGATGAGCGCCTCGATCGCGGTCCTGCAGTCGGGGCAGAGGATGCCGCCGGGACCGGCCGTTGCGGTGCCGCACTTCGAGCATGTCGGGGTCGGGGTGTCTTCGCTCATGCCGGGATCTTCGCATCCCGACGATCGAGGTAGGCGACGATCTCCCGGAGGTTGTAGCCGCCGTCACCTCGGGTGATGTGGCCGCGGCGCACCCACTGGCGGAGCGTGGCCGGGGTGACGCGGTAGCGGTCGTCGCCGGTGCGGTCGGCCTCTTGGGCGAGGAGGAGGACGACGTCGGCGGCGCGGGCTCGGCCGGTCACGACTCGCCTCGCGCGGCGCGGAGCGTCGCCTGATGGTCGGCTAAGAGGCGTTGGCGGCGGGCTTGTTCGTCGGCGAGTGCCCGGGTGAACGGGCCGGGCACTCGCTCGGCGACGTAGTCCTCGCGCGGGCGGTGGGTGCGGGCGAGGTACCAGTCGCGCTCGGCCTCGCCGACAGCCCAGTCCGGCATGGGGTTCGTGGTGCCGATCATCGTGACGAGGATGTCGTCGCGGAGGTTGATCCGCCAATACTCCGGCGCATGGGTGCGCCAGCGCGGCACTCCGAAATCGTCATCGTCCACCTCTTCGCTCACGTGTTCGACTGTAGGTAGCGTGACAGCCGAGGTCAAACCCGGTGCGGGGTGGCACCGTATGGCCGGACGCGGATCCATGTCGGACGCGACGGGGCGACTGCCCCGCGCAGATCCTTGATCACTCCCGAGGCGATGGTCACCCGTGCATGCAGGTCATCCACAGCGCGGCCGTTCGGATCCATGATCCAGGTGCGTCCGTTGACGGATGCGACGGCGTAGTAGTCGCCGACCCCGTCTTCGCTGAGGTGGACGACCCTCGCCAGCCGGATCGGCGCGGCAGGCGGTCGGAGACCGAGCCGCTTCACGAACTTGCTCACGGCCGCCACTCCTCGCGGTAGTCCGGGTGCTCGGCGTACGGAAGGGCGAGCAGTTCGAGGACATCCTCCATCGCCGACTGGTAGCCGCCGTCGAAGTCGGGGAACTCGGCACCGTCGCTGTAGAGCTCGATGATCTGCCGCTTGGCGTCGATCTCGGCCGCACGGCGGCGATCCGCTGCGGCTGGCGTCCACTCCCGAAGGCTGCCGTCCGGGCGGCGACGTCGCCAGTAGCGTTCCTCGGTGTAGTCGAACCGCTCGAACGCGTCCGGGTCGGCGCTGGTGGTGTTCAGCTCCCAGCCCTCGCCCTCCGGCGGGTCGTCCACCTCGCGCCACGCCTTCCGCTGGCCCTCCAGGGTCTTGTACTCGTAGGCCGGGTGTGCGTTGCGTTGGTGCAGCTCGTCGTCAGTCGGGTCGAGGTACGGGTTCCGCAGGCGCTGCTCGACCTCGGCCTGTTCGTCGTCGAGGCGTGCGCGGAGGAACGCGATCGGGTCATCCATCATGGCAGCTTCCTCTCCGGGAGCCCGATGATGCCGAAGTCCAAAGCCTCGATCCACTCGGCCGGGCAGTTGCGGCAGCCGGTGCGCCCGCAGTGCCAGCCGTCGTCGCGGCGTTCCCAGGCGATAGTGCCGTCTCGATGGAAGTAGCGCGTGCCGACTGGCGGCTCCGGCGGGGTGTCCGGGAAGAACTCGGCGGCGTCCTTGAGCCGCTGCTCGGCGGCTTCGGCGCGGCTGCGCCAGTACGCGGCCTCCTGCTCCAGCTGGCTGGCCGCGACTGTCGAAGTACCGCCGCGGCCGCGCAGTGCGAGTGCGGCGTTGCGGGCGTCGTTCGAGCCGCCGTCGACCGGGACGCACAGGTCGGCGATCCAGGACAGGTCTCGCCCGTCGGGCTGGACGATGTGGACGGTGGGCCGGTCGGCATAGGAGTACACGAAGCCGGTGGCGTGCACGCCGCTTCCGGTGGCGTAGCGGGCCTCGACCCGCTGGCCGTCGCGCACCCACTGCTGGTAGTCGTTCACGAGGCGTCCCGCACTTCCTGCTCGGGGCAGCGTGTGCAACGGAACGCTTCGGGCAGGCCAGGCGTCCCGGGGGTGATCCGGTGCCAGTCGTGGCCGTGTTCCGCGCACTCGTCCACCCGCGGCGGCCACGGTGCTTGCAGCGGAACAGTCTTGCGCTCCCGGATGCCTTCGTCGCCCTCGAAGAGGATCTTGCGGTTGTCGTCGAAGACGAACCTCTCGAATGTGATCTGCCCGTCATCCACGGTGACCGTGGACGGTACGGGGACGTCGTTCGGGTCGATGCCGTGCGCCTGGACGAAGGCCAGCATGGTTTCGCGCGGCACCGGGGTGACGGTGGTGACCATGAAGACGTCGGTGGCGATGCTGCGATCAGGAAAGTCGATCTTGTAGTCGGTCACGCTGTTGCTCCTTGCGCTGCTTCGAGACGGACCAAGTCGAGCCCGTCGTAAGTGCGGCGGCAGTCCCGGCATTGAGCGGCTTTGCCGACACCGCCCCAGAACACCTGGCCGTCGCAGGTGACGGTGAGACAGGCCGCGATGGGTTTACCGGGCTTGTCGTGGGCGAGGTCCTGTGCCTCGCGGTGCAGCTCGGCGAGGTCGTTGACGGCGTCGTCGACCCATTCCTGCCCGCCGAGCCACCACGCGTTCGCGCGGATGTAATCGGCGTCCGCAGTGATGGTGCCGCCGGGTCGAGATTCGTCGCGTTCCTCGGCGATCGCGTTCGCGAGGTACGCGAGACGGCCGGGGATCGACGCGACCCAGCTGCCCGCGTCGTCCGGGCGGCGCATCACCGCGTCGCCGTGCTCGTCCACATCCCCGGGCAGGGATCGAGGGTCGAGGGCGGCGATCACGTCGTCCCGCGCCGGCGACGCGGAACCGTAGCCGGGCGACATGCGGCCGGTTTGCCCGCGGACCGGTGCCACCATCGTCGGCAGGACGAGCGTGCCGTACACGACGATCTCACGGAGCAGACGGATCAGCCGGTTCACGCAGTCGTTGCACGAGTAGGCGACACTGCTCGTGTCGGCGCGGCGGCACACCCGGCACTTGCCGAGCGCGACAGGTTCGGTCGTCACGGGGCCTCCTTCGTGGGGAATCCGATGTAGACGCGGGCACCGAGGGCGTCGCAGTAGCGGCGGAGCATCTTCAACCGGGGTTCACGCGTGTCGGTTTCGATCATCGAGACCGTGCTGTCGGCGCAGCCCATGCGGCGGGCGACGTCCCGCTGCGTGAGCCCGGCCTGCTCCCGCAGACCGCGGAGATGGTTGCCGAGGCTCACGGTTGCTGTTCCTCTGGGGGTGCCGCGACGGCATCGAACTGACGGACCGCTTCGGTTGCGGACTGGACCGCTTGCTGGAAGCCGACAAGCGCGGTGGCGAACATCTGGAGCGGTGTCGGGGCGGGTGCCAGCCCGCCGGGCCGGTAGCCGATGTCTACCGTGAACCCGGAGCTGTCCTGGGCGATCGGGGTGTGCACGAGGCAGACCTCGATGCCGTTGAGCGCGAAGTTCGGGCATGGGCCGTCGTCGGTGTTGGCGCACAAGGGTTGCTGCATGGTGAGCCTCCTCAAAACGGCGGTTCGTCAGGGTTGACGCCGCGGCGGGCAGCGCGGCGGAACTTGACGTTGGAGACGCGGCGGCTGACGTTCTGCCACCACCACACGAGCCAGCGGGGCGGATCACACGAGCGGCAGCCGTGGTCGTTGCAGGCATAGCAATCCGGCTCCAGCTTCGGCGGCGGCCGGTCGTCGTCCCAGTCCTCGAACCATTCGTCGTCGATGTCGTCTCGCCAGTCGTCAGCCACGGTCGGCCTCCTCGGTGTCCGGCTGGACTTGTGCCAGCGTCGGGTACAGGTCGCGGTGGGACTTCGCGGCGCGGAGAACACCGGCCACGACAGCGGAGTCCCCCGGGTATGGCTCGCCGGAGTTGCGCGGGAACGCCTGCCCCCACAACACGCCGTGGACGTGTCCGAGCACGATGGCTTCGCGAACGAGCTTCGCGGTGCGCTTGCCGAGGATCACTTGGGCTCCTCGGTGTCCGGGTGGTGCTCCACCACGTTGCCGTGAGCGGCGTGTGCCTCGACGAACTCTTTGATGAGGTGCGTGTCGCCACGGTTGACCCAGCCGGACGACACCGGGCCGAAAGTGTGAGGCAGGCACCGAAGCCGGACGATCGTGGTCTGCGGATTGTTCAGCTGGTCGACCTCGATGTGGTCCGGGAACACGATGTCGTACAGGGCGCGCGGCGCAGGGCCGGGCTCCAGCGGGAACTCCGCCGGGTCGCGCCGATGGTCTTGCATGTCGACCTGGGCACGCGTGGTGCGGTCATAGCTTTCGCTGGACCATGACGGATCGCAGCTGCACGCCCACCAGAACTCGATTCCGTTGCCGACCTGCCGTTCGTGAAGCGACGTGCGGTGATCAGGTTCAGCAGGCTTGCCCGGCTCCTCGCGGCCCGGCTCGCGGTCGAGGAACTCGCCGATCTCCTCCAACGCTTCACGCTCGTCGATCCGGCCCCAGCGGACCCGGTTAATCGAATTGCGGATGTCCGCGCGCAGCTGTTCGGTCCGCCGCCATGCCTTGCCCAGCTCGACCCCGTGGTGCGCCACGGCTTCTCGCAGTTGCTCGCGCAGCTTGTCGCGATCAGCAGTCGCCCGCGCTGCTTGAGCACGATCCAGGTTCATGAACCGTTCCGCAGCGGCGAGATCGTCGCGCGCGGCCTCGACCTCCCCGAGCTTCACGGCCATCTCGTGCATGCGACGGCCGCCTTCGTTGGCGTGCCAGTCGCAGGCGGGCTCCAGCGCGTCCTCGTGACCGACGTCCTGATACCAGCGCCAGCCGGTGGTCTCTTTGCCGCACGGGGCCTCGGCACCGTCGGGTAGAACGATCGTGAAGCCGCACAGGTCTGGCACGCGCGGGGTGTCGGCGTCGGTCATCGTTATCGCTCCTCGCATTCGAATCGGACTCCGGCAGCGCCACGGAACTCATCCCAGACGATCACGGGTTCGCCGCGGTCCATGGCGGTTCGCCACCACCCGACTTCGCCGATCGCGTCGAGCAGGAAATTGGCGCTGCCGATGCGGTATCGGGCCTCGGCGCTGGCGAGTTCGAGCGCCCGGTAGACGTCGTGGGTGCCGAGCACGTACACGTTGCCTCGGAGGGGGTACTCGTCCTCGGCGTAGATCGCGCGGATCTTGCGCGGACGGTAGATCTTGCCGTTGGGACGCTTGACCGGTGCCAGTTCGCTCATTGCTGCCCCCACTCGGTGGCGCGGCACGAGCGGCACAGACGGCGACGGTCAGGGTTTTTCGGATGCTGGCAGAGTCTGTGGTTGAAACGAATTCCGCTGAGGATGATGCCTAAAGCGATCCTTCCGGGCTCTCCGTCGTAAATGAATCCGCATCCATCGCACTGGACTCGTACGAACGGTTCCAGTTGCACGATGCCGTGAACCTTGCCTGGAAGATCCGGCAGCAGCGGAAAGGCAAACTGATCGAGGGTCGGGGTGTCGGCGTCGGTCATCGGGCAGCCTCCTCGCGGATTCGGAGATCGCAACTGCCTGCACCGGACTTGCAGAGCGCGGAGTGTCGCTCCTCGTCGGGTAGCCCGAAGCGCTCCCGGGAGATGACGAAGCACCGCTTCATCATCGAGGCGCAGCGCCCGCAGAACATGCCGTTGTACTTCTTCGCCCCGTGACGGTCGCACTGCCACTTACGGCCGTGGGCTTCGAGATTCGCCTGGCACATACGAGCCTCCCTGACTGCGGAAACACCTGATGAAAGGTGGTTGACCACCTCAGTAAAGCACTCCGCGTTGCAGGTGGTCAACCACCCTGGCAGAATTACCTCATGGCCAACATGCACAAGCACCCGGTTCGCGGGCTCCGCGGCATCCCCCAAGATCTCTGGGACCGCTTCGAAGCCGCCACAGCCAAGGGCGGCACGGACCGATCCGCAGCAGTTGCCGACTTCATCCGTTGGTACCTGCGGGAACCTGACGCCAAGCTCCCGTCTCGTCCGAGCTGACCCCCGGGGCAAGCACGCGACGTCGCTCATCGCTTTGCCTCGCTGTCCGCCTGGCGCTCGACCTCGGTCAGTGGCGCGTACTTCTTCGCGATCCGCTCCCACGTCATCGGAACCGTGTCGGGCGTGAACCACAGATCCACATCGGAGATCGCGTTGCGTTCCCAGACGTCGCCCATCGAGTCACGGACCTTGAACACGTCGTCCGGCATCGGGTCGCCTGGGTTCCACACGCGCGGCTTCGTCTCGCCGGCCGGTTCCTCCTGGCCCTGGACTCGTCGATCTCGCCGCGCTGTACCGGGTCGGTGATGCAGTAGGTGCAGGTGCGCACCGGATGGCCGTGTTCCTCGCAGGTGTCCACGGTGCCCGCCGGTTCCTCGTGGTCTTCGCTGATGCGGTGCGTGTCCGCTTCGACGTCCCAGTCGCTCGCCGGTTCCTCGCGGTCCGTGACGGCCGAACCTTCCAGCCCCTTCCACGAGTCGATCAGACCTTCGGCCTTCGCCTGGCAGGTGTCGACGTCCCAGTTGTTCGATGACGCGTCGAAGAGCAGAGCTGTCAGCCAGGTCCGGGCATCACGGGGAATCCGGTTGGGCAGGAAACCGATCTCGTCCTCGCGGTCCGCGACGGGCTCGGCGAGACGTTCGCGCAGTACTCCGAGGATCGCCTCGGTGCCGCGCTCGAACGTCGGGTCGCTGAATGTCTCGCCCGCATAGGCGTCGCCGAGGGCAAGAGCGATCGCTTCTCCGAGCGAGCCGACGCCACCGCGATCGACGTCCGCCCGCACCTCGTCGAGTTTCTCCCGGGCCTCGTTCCGCTCGATGTAGAGCGCGGCAGCCGCCTTGACCGCGGCCTCGTTCGACGGCAGCCGCTCGGTGGTGCCGATCCCGAGCACCTGCTTGAGCCGCGTCCAATCGCTGTCGTTCTCGGCCAGCTTCGCCTCCGCAGCCCTCAGCAGCTCGCCAGCTTGCGCCAGCTCCATCCGGTGGTGGTCGTCGCGGATCTTGAGCTTCGCCTCCACAGCCTCGGCGCGGTGCCGTTCCCGCCACATCGCCTCGTACCAGCCGCACGGCTCGATGTCGTCGCCCGCCTCGGTGCCCTCGCGGTGAGCCTTGAGCTTCGCCTCTGCGGCATCGGCGCGGCGACGATCAGCGTGCACTTCGGACGCGACCTGGCGGACGCGCACCGCGAGTTCATGGAGTCGTGACAACTGCCCCGGCTCGACGGGCACGGTCGCTTCCACCGCGATCGCGTCGGACAGCTCGTGCAAGATCGCGCCGTGCTGGCCCGCATTCGGCCGCTCGCTGGCGTTCTCGGTCTGGTCAGGCATCGGTGCCCTCCTCGGCTTCCGGGGCGATCTGAGCGGCCAGGAGACCGAGGTCTCCGAAGTCAGGCCAGTCGTCGCCGTTGTCGTTGGCGTTGCCGATCTCCTCGTCGAGCACCCGCAGCACATCGGCGACGGTGTCGCGCGCCACCTGCTTCCCGACCTCGCCGTACGGGTCGCCGGGGACGTTCGCGATCGGAAGGATCCGCTCGGTAGCGGCGTCGATCAGGGTCTCGATCAGGCCCTGCATGTCGGTTCGTTCAGGCATCTGGTGTCCCTTCGGGGTTTCGGGGCTCCTGACGGAGCTGGTCGGCGTCGAGCGTTGCCCGGCGCAGCACCGCTGGGGCGAGGTGCGGTTTGCATACGAGGCACGGGACGGCGGGGTCGGCGTCCCGGTCGAGCCATCCGTTGCGGCAGCGCGGGTCGTGGCCGTCCTCGTCGATCGGCTCGCCGGTGCGGTCGAGGTGCCCACTCATGACGCGCCGCGCCAGGCGTCGACAGCGGCGCAGACGAGCGCGACGCGCCGCGGGCCCATGCTCGGCACCTGCGACAGCGTCGAACCGTCCGGGCCATAGCCGCGGTGCTCGTCTACGAGCTGCGCGACCGCTTCGGCGGTGTCGTGGCCGGCGTTCCGGAGCGGGCCGGTCTGGTGGAACGTGAGGCCGTGCTCGTGCAGCGCGGCGATCGGCGTGGTCATGAAGCCTCCAAGGCTCGACGGCACAGCGGGCAAGTGGGTTCGCCGGTGGCGGGGTCGGTGTGCGCGGACAGGCCGTGCAGGCAGCGCACGCGCGCGGTGGTGGGTTGCGTTCCCAAACCGGTTTCGAACAGGTCCACTTCGGATGGCGAGTTCGCTTGATCGTTGAGACGGCCCGCTTGCGGGTCGTCTCGTCGCAAGGGGGTCCGGGGGGCAGCGTGGCCCCCGGTGACGGTTCCTGGTGGTTCCTGAGGGTTAACTGATGGTTCGGGTGGCGTTCCGTGCCGGACGCCGGGATTTTGCGTGCCGGACGCCGGGACGCAGAGTGCCGGACGCCGGGATTCTGCGTCCCGGACAACGCACTCTGCGTCCCGGACATCCGTAGGTTGTCCAGCATTCTGCGTCCCGGACAACCCCTCGTGTCCGGGATTCTCCGTGCCGGACAAGGGGTCGTGTCCGGCACTCTGCGTCCCGGACACGGCAGCGACGGCCGAACGCGAACGCCGCACCGCGCGCGCCGCCGTCTGACGCCGCTTCGCCTCCTCCGCCTCCCCCTCCAGGAACACCCAGTCCGTATCCGGACGCGTCACCGACATGTGCAGCTTCCACCGCGTGCACCCGTTGCGCGCCACGCCGTCGCGCTGGATCAACCCGCCCTCCTCCAGGCGGCGCAAAGCACGCTGGATCGTCCGCTCGTCCAACCCGGTGGCGTAGCGGATGTGCAGCACCGAGGGGAAACTGTTCCGGCCGTCGACCGCGGCGTGCTCAGCCAGCTCGACCAACACCAGGCGCGCCGTGCTGTCGGTCTTGCCCTTCTCGGTCATCGGCATCGGGGCATCGTGGAGCGCCCAGCTCACGGCTTCGTGGCTCACCATGGCCCCCTTTCGTTCTCGTGCAAGTGGTGCCCGGTCCCGGACGTATCAGGGACGACCGGGACCGCGGGATCAGGCGTCGGTGCGGCCGTCGATGTCGTCGAACGCCTTTTCCATCTCCAGCGGCAGCTCGACCCGCCCGGTTCGGCGCTCGTAGGCGCGGCGCAGCAGCCGCCGCAGCTCCTTCGCGTCGGCGGTGTGCCCCTCGAACCCTTCGATCGCGCGGATCCGCGCGGTGGGCACGACGTCGCCGCTCTCGACCTTCGTCGTGATCTTCGTGCAGTCGACGAGCGCGACGATCAGGTGCGCGCTCTCGGGGTTGTCGACCAGGGCGGCCGCGATCCGGGCGATGCCGTTGCGGTCGTCGGCAGGCAAGCTGCCGCTGAGGGTGACGCTCATGTGGTCTGTCCTTTCAGGCGTCAGAGCGAGCGAGTTCGAGCACGGTCCGCAGCTCGGGGGCACGGACACCGAGGCGACCAAGCTCAGCCGGGCTGACCGTGTCGTCGGTGACGAGCGCGAGCGCGGACGTGAGGACGGTCAGGTCCCTGCTCGTCGAGTGCTCGAACTTGCCCGGCGGGGTCTCGCCGAACACGGCGATCCGGTCATAGTTCCCGCGCGGCAGATCCGCACGCCGCACCGGTTTCCCGGCTCGGATGCGACGACCGACCGCCGTGGCGGCGGCACGCCACTGCTCCGCGTGCTTCTCGGTCCATTCCGCGGCGCGTTCCTGGTACTGCGCGACGCGCTCGGCGTGCCGCTCCTCAGCCAGCGCACGCTCGGCGGCGATGGCCTTCTCGGTGGCTTCACGGAGTTTCTGGACGTCGTACCTCATCAGTTCTGTCCTTCCTGGACGGTGGCGGCAGGGTGGCTGTCATCGTTTGCGGACACCGCATCGGCGAGGTGTTCGTAGGCGGCCCGGTATTCCTCGTCGGTCGGCCGTACCGACTTTGCGATCGCGAGGATGCGTTCGAGGACGCTGTCCCACTGGAACTCGCCGAGGTCGGGGTAGTCCTCCCACAGGATGTCGCCGACGGACACGGCGTAGTCGAGCTTCCGGAACAGCGCGTGCCTTGCGACGGCGTCGATCGCGGCCTTGCGGGTTTCGGCGTCCACGGTGCGAACCTCCAGCGGTAGCGGGATCTGGTCGGGGTCGACCGGGTGGTGGTCGACGGGCCGGGCGGCGGCCGGGATCGTGGTGCCGCCGCGTGGTTTCGGCGCGGACGGCCCGAACTCGCGCCGGAAACAGACCGGGCCGTACCGCCGCCGCCTGCTCACCTCGTCCTTGAGCGGCCGGTGGCACTTCTCGCACACAGCGGTCCCGGTCATGACGCCCCCGGAAGGTCGAACAACGCCAGCGGCGGCAACTCGACCTCGACGGTCAGCGGGCCGTCGTGCGCCAGCAGCCTCGGCCAATGCCGAACCAGACCCACCCCGTACCGGGGATGCCAGTACAGACCGGCCGGCTCGCTGCGCGCGTACACGGTGCCGGACGCGCCGAGCACCGACCGGACCTCGCTCGCAGGCGGCTCCGGGTCGCCGGCGGTGAACACGCGGCCGGTCATGCGGCTGTCCCCGCGTGCTCGTCGAGCACGCCGAGCAGGTAGCGGTACGCCGCGACCGCTTGCCGCAGCACGACGCCGTTGCCGACGAGCTTCAACTGCTGCGCGCGGGAGAGCCCAGGAACACCGGTGATCCAGCCAGCGGGAAGGCCCATCATCCACTCGGGAAGCTCCGGATTCAGGACTCGCCCGCCCCGGGCCCCGCGAACGGTAGGGGCGGGTGCAGGTCGTCCGAGGACGGTTTCCCACCGGCGGATGGCGAGGGTATAGCCGGCCCAGTCGAGGCGGGGCTGCTCAGTGCTGGGCGCAGCAGCAGCTCCGCGACCCCGGGCAGCAGCAGGCCCGTTCGGGTCGTCTTGCGGCCGTGCGTCGCGTCCGGGGTCGGCAACAGCGCGGCGACAGTCCGCAGGTCCAGGCCTCCGTCGCCGTGTGTCCCCGGGCCGTTCGTGTCGCTCGTCTTCGGTGTCGGCAACAGCGACGCAGAAGAACCGCTCACGCCGGTGCGGCGCTCCCACGGCGGAAGCGGGGACGCACACCCACGCAAAGCGATACCCGAGCGAGGCCAAGGTGTCGGCGACTCGCCCGAGTTCAGCTCCAACGACAGCTGGGACGTTCTCCAAGAGGACGTATCGGGGTCGTAGTGCGCGAAGGCATCGGTCCACGTCGGGCCAGAGCGCACGCTCATCGTCAGCGCCTTTCTGTTTGCCAGCGAGGGAGAACGGTTGGCACGGCCAGCCCAAGGCGACCAGTTCGACCGGAGCAAGCACCGCGACCAGGTCCCAATCCACCGCAGTGATGTCGCGCAGGTTCGGCACGCCTGGGTAGTGGTGCGCGAGCAACGCGGACGCGGCCGGATCAACGTCGGCGAACCACGCCGGCTTCGCGCCGAATACCTCGCCCGCTGCCATGTCCAGCGCGGCCGTGCCGGTGAACAGCGACCCGGCCCTCATGCCGCGCTGCCCTTCGCGACCGGGCGCAGCCGCCGCGGGGCGGCGCGCCACTGGAGAAGCTCGGCGGCCGTCCGGTCGTCCGGGACCATCGCGGCCAGCAGCACGACCATCGCGCGAGCTCCGGTGAGCGGATCCCGGTACACCATCTCCGCGTCGGCGAGCATCGCGTCCACCATCAGCATGTTCTCGCGACGCACCGCGCGGACCAGCTTCTCCGCGGACTCGACAAGGGTTTCGAGGTAGCGGTCGCCGGTCAGCACTTCGGCACCCGCTTGCGGTGGTTGCGGGACGTCGCGACCCACTCGAAGTCCTGGTCGACGAGACCGAGCATTTGCAGGATCTCCGTCGCCTCAGCCGAATCCCGCGACTCCAGCCGCACCCGCCGCACACAGGCGGCGACCTCCGCGTCGCTGCCCTTCGGGATCGGGCCGCCGAGCAACGCACGCCCCTGCTCGGTCGGGGTCCTCAGCTCGCCGCTCACCGGGCATCGCCCACGACCGGCAGGCCGACGATGTTGCGGCGGCGGTACTGCTCGACCTCGGCCAGCAGCACGCCCCCGTGCAAACCCGCCCGGCGCATCCGCTCCCCGTCGCTGGTGACGTACACGTTCAGGACGTGCCCGGACAGCAGATGCCCGCGGGCGTGCAGGATCCCGAGCGTCCGGGCCCGCCCGCTGGACGCGGTGACCTCGATCCCGCCGAGATGCTGTCCCCACTGCACGAACAGCTCCAGGTCGTGATCCGGCAGGGTGAGGTTCGTCTGCTGGGCGGTCGTGTCGAACTGCTTGAAGTCGCGGGGGATCCGCCACCGGGCGGCGTGCTCGAAGACATGCAGCAACAGATCGAGGTTCGCGCTCACGCTGCACCACCCAGCGCGTTCCTCAGCATCCGCAGCTTCTTCTCCGCTTCCCGCGCGCGTGCCTTCCACGCGTCCCGGTCCGCAGCCAGGGCGTCGATCTGCTCGGCCTTCTCGATCAGATCCGCCAGTGACAGCGAGGAGGCCGCCGTCTTGACGGTCCGCGCGGCACCGCGTCGTTTCCCGTTGTGCCGATGCAGGTGCGGCCGGATGCTGTTGCGGTTTGCACTGGTGTAGTCGCAGTGCACGCACCCGAAGGCTGTTGTTCCATCAGCCAGCGTGAGCGTGCGGATCTGCTGCCAGAACACAGCCTTCCCACCCGGGGCGTCGAACGGCGCGCGCGTGGGCTCATCCGACACCACGGCGACGCCGCCGACCTCAGTTGCAGTCACGATGCTTGTCCTTCCTGGACGATGTGATAGGTGGTCGTGTCGTCGGTGATCCGGACGGGTCCCCATTGCCAGTGCTCGAACGGCACCTCGGCCGAGTCCTCGTGTGGCTTCACGCACCAACCGCCCACCCGGCCCGCGTCCGGGTTGACTGTGACGAACCGGTGGCACGGGCGGCACAACCTGAGCCCGTTCGCCGGGTTCCAGCCGCCGCCCTGAGACCGGTTCTTGCGGTGGTGCCAGTCCAGGCGGCCGCCGTTGCCGCACCGCTCGCAGCACTCCGACCGCGCTTCGAGCGCTTTCTTCCCGTCGTCCTCGGACCACTCCGCGCGGGCGTCCGCCTTCGAGCGACGGCGCGCCTTCAATGGCGCGGTGCGCTTCAGGCCAGCGCCGCGGGCGAGGAACCCGCGACGTCGCAACGGAGTCCGCCTAAGCATCGGTGCTGCCGATCTTCTGCAAGTGCTGTTGGAACTCCTCCAGCACCTCGGCCGGGGCGGTCCGGAACTCCCGCTCGCCGCGGCACCATTCGTGGAACGCGCCCGCGATGTCGGCCAGCCTCATCCGCTTCTTCTTGCCGACCGCGAGGATCAGGTTCCGAAGCTCCGCGGCCCGCTCCTCTGGGCTCAACGAACGCTTCTCAGCAGGCGCGGGCTCGGCGCGGGCGACCGTGTCGGCTGGTTCCTTCTTCCACAGGTCCAGCGCCACCCCGAGTCGCATCGCGGCGTTCCGGATCGCGTCGCCGATCAGCTCCTTCACCGCCGCGCGTTTGCCGGGTGCGTCGCCGTAGCCGATGACGGTCTTCCCGCCGACGGTCATCCGGATCCACAACCCGTTGCTGGCATCGAGGGCGGGCAGGCCGCGCTCGACGAGCGCGAACGGCTCCCACGACCAGCCCGGGTCGATCTCAAGCAGCCGCTCGGTGACGTGCGCGTGCCCGACGTAGTCGAGGTGGATGTGCTTGCCCAGGAACCCTTTGCACACCCGGCACTGCGAGGGTTTGTGCTCGCTGCACGCCCGGTCCGAGCACGCCTTGCAGGTGACGCGCGGCAGCTTCCCGATCTGGCTGTCCTCGAACGGGGCGCGCAGCTTGCCCAGCATCTCCGGAGTCACGAAGCATCGCCCCCGGCCTCGATCTCGCCGGCCGGGCGGGCGAGCAGTTCCAGCAGCGCCGCATCGGCGCGCACCAGCGCGACCACCGACTCCCAGCCGCCCTCGGCCGGAAGGCAAGACACGACCCCGTCCGGTTTACCGACCGACACGCCCGGGACGTCGAGCTCCCCGCCGGGCCCGGTCGGGACGCCGGTGGTCGCGGACATCCGCTCGACCCGCTTGCGCAGGTCCCGCGACACCACCGTCACCGACTTCACCAGGTGCGGCGCGTGCGTGTACAGCGCCTCGTGCACCTCCTGCTCCGACCCGACGACCCGGAACGCGTACTCGGTGTCGTCCGGGTAGTGCTTCGCCGCCCACGCCCCGAACGCGGTCTCGTCCCGCACCGACGCCGTCACCTTCGGGTCCGACTTGGACACCGTCCCCAGCTTCACCCCGTCCAACGGGGACACCACCGGCCAGCGAGCGCCCTTCGGCATCGCCTCCGCCTGCTCCGCGCGGGCCGCGTTGTAGGCGTCGTCGATCCGGTCCTTCAAGTGCTTCAGCGCCGCAACGCGCAGCGCCACCGTGTTCGGGTCGCTCACGAGGACACCGCCGCGTTGTCGTCTGACGTCCCGAACTCGCCGCCGGTCCAGATGTGCAGCAGGTTCTGGACCCTCCGATACGTGTCGCGCTCGTCCTCCGCGCTGCGCTTGTTGGACGGCGTCTCGTACTTCTCGACCAGCCGCACGGCCCGCTGTTCGTTCTTCTTCAGCTCGTCAGCGAAGGTGCTGATGTTCTGGCGCAGCAGCCGCAACTCGTTTTCTGCCTGGCTCACAGGGTTCCTCCAATGCGTCCGGCCCCAGCGTGCTGCGCGACGAGCCTCAGATAGGTGTTCTTGAACTGGTCGACGGTCGACGCGTGCGCGGCCGTGACCGCGTCCACGAACTCGGCGGAGCTGACGTACGGCTCGTCTTCCGGTGCCCGCGCGGTGATCCCGGCGTAGAAGTCCTCGACCCGGTGCACGAACACGCTGCGCCGGTCGATCTCCGCCAACTGGGCGCGCACCGCCGCTTCGTCGGCGGTCACCGGTTGATCACCTCACTGGCCGCGTCGGCGAGCGACTCCTTGAAACCGGCGAACATCGCGACCACGTTCCCGGCCGACTCCTCCAGCTGGCGGATCGCGCCGTGCACGTCCTCCGAGTTCTGCTGCAACCGGGCGTTGACCGCCGACTGGTCGCCGAGCAACGCCAGCACCTGCCCAGCCGATTCGGCCTGCGCCACGTGCAACTGCTCCGCCAGGCCCCTCACCTGCTCGGCCTGTCCGACCGGGACTGTCCCGCTGATGGCCATCAGCTGCGCGGCGATGTCCTGAAGGCTGCTCATGATCTGTTCGTTCCTTCCGAAAGGATGTGGGTGCGCACGGTCAGCGCGCGATGGCATGAAGCAAGTAGGGATTGGCGAATCCGACGGGCACGACGACCAGGCACACCGCGACAGCGGCAGCGAGGACAGCGCGCACGAGCGCTCGGCGGAGGAGGTTCACAGCGGCACCGACTCGACGTCAGCGGCCCACGCGCGCAACAGTCCGCCGAGTTCGTCGTCAGCGACGACCGCCTCCTCGACCTCGTCCCGTTTGCGGTAGGCGTGCCAGGCGAGCAGGAAAGCGCCGTACGCCAACACGATCAGCCCGGCCGCAATCGCGAGGAGCGTGCCGTCGCCGGTGATCCGGAAGCTGTGCGCCGGGCCGGTCTGCTCGACCAGCGCCGCCGGAGCGACGTACACCAGCACCGCGAGCGTGATCACGAGCAGCGCCGAGGCTGCGCGGCGCTTCACCGTTTCACCGCCGTGTCGTCCGGGCCGCACCGGCGGTTGCCCATCGTGCGGCAGTCCCAGCACGGCTCGTCCTCGTTGCACTGCACCGACACCGGGGCCCGTTCCGGCGTGCCGTGGACCGGCTTGCACCCGACCAAACCGGCCAGGGCAGCGACCGCGGTGACAGCGACGATCCCGGCGAAACCCAGCCGCTCGCCGAGCGTCTGGAGCTTCCCCGACCTGCCGCCCTTCGGGTTCTCCTTGTTGCTCTGCTTCGGTTCCGGCGCGGTCTTCTCCGCCTTCTTCGGGCGCGGGGCCTCGGCCTCAACGACCTCGTCGATCCACATCGACGCTTCGCGGATCTTCTTCAGGAACGGCATCACTCGCACACCTCGACCTCGACGAGCCGGTGCGGACCGGCCTCGATCAGCGCCTGCCGCACCGCGCCCGTACGCGGGTTGACCGCGCACCGGTGGCACACCTCGACCGCGAACAACGGCTTGAGGTCCTCCCGATCCGGGTCGGGGTCGCCGCACACCCGCACCGTCGCCAGCTCCGGCCGCGCCGGAGCGCACCAGGTGCACGCGCCGGGCGTGAAATGCGGATCGATCATCACTCGCAGCGCGCCGTGCATCTGCTCGGCGACCGCCTCTATCTCCGCCACCCGGTCGCCGACCGGCGCGAGCAGTGCCCAGCTCGCCGGGGTCGCCTCAACCGGGCGGCGACGGCCGTGCAGCCACGCGCCGAGCGTCTGGCGGCATCGCTGCCGGGTAGTCTGTGCCGTGATCATCGGAGGTACCTCTCCTTTGGTTGGCCCGTCCCGCGTTGCACCGTGGGGCGGGCGTTTCTTCTTGGGTGGGGATCCGGCGGGCCGAGGTGCTGGGGTCACCCGGCCCGCCGGAAGTCAGGCAGCGAGCAGCAGCGGGCCGGAGCCGCCGAGCCGCTTGTGCAGCTCCTGCAAGCCCTTCACCGTCACGCGAACCTGCGGAGGATCGATCACGATCTCGCCGGTGCGCGGGTGCTTGTGCTTCTTCGGGATCGAGGCCAGGCGGCCGTTTTCGATCTGGTCCTGGTACGCCTCCCAACGACCGTGGCCGTTGCGGAAGAGCCAGCCCTGGCGGTGCATGTAGTCGAAGAGGCGATCCCGCCCCGTCTTGATCGACGGATCACGCGAAAGGATCTTCGCCGCGCCAGCGACGTCGAGGTCGCCCTCACCGGAGGCCAGGGTGTTCCATGCGTGCGCAGCCGGTTCCAGCTCGGCGTTACGACGGAGCGCCGCGACGTACCGCTCGGCCATCTCCAGCTCCGACATCGGCCGCTCCCGCGTGTCGACCACCCCGGTCTCCCGCAACTGGCGCAGGATCGCCTTCACCCGCGACTTCAGCGTCTTCGCCGACGGGAGCGTCGAACGGAAGATCAGCTCCCAGATCCCGTCCTCGAAGATGACGGAAACGCGCTGGTCGCCCCCAGGGGTACTCACGATCTGAGTACCCTTCTCGTCCTCGTCGAGGACGCGGACGGCGTTCGCCGCGTCGCGGTAGCCCATCGCCTTCGCGAACGGACCGGCCACCACGAACGCGCGGCCGTCCTCGGCGAGACCGAAGTGCTCGACCGCCAAGCCGTCACCGGCAGCGGTGAAGATGTCCAACTCGGACACTGTGATCTCCTTTCGACGGCTGGGGTTCAGGCGACGCGGCGGAGGTGCTTGCGGCAGCCGCACGCGGGCTCGCCAGGCATGCCGCGCATCCACGCCTCGACCGCGGCGCGGAGGACGGACCAGCGACCGCGACGCTTCTTCTGGTGGCCGTGTAGCTCGCCGCTTTCGAGCGCCTTGTAGACCGTCATCGGGTGCCGGTCGTACTCGGCGGCGACCTGGTGCGGGGTCATCCAGTCGCTCACGCCGCCACCCGCTTCGGGCCGGTCGACTTCTCCTGGTCCTGTCGCTTCGTCGGCCCGGTCGACTCTTCCTTCCGCTCGGTCTCCTTCGCACCGCGAGCGCCGCGGCGTCCGTCCCCGACGGTCTCGAGGACGATCTCGGTGACGGGAAGCGCGAGGCCGCGGGCGATCCGATGCGACATGTGCCGGGAGCACAGGTCGCTGTTGTTGCGGAGGTTGCGGAAGTAGCCGTCGGAGATCTCTTCACGGCCGGCGAACTCTTTCGGGGTGACCCCCAGTTCGGCGAGCCGCTCGTCGATTCGCGGGCCGTTCAATCGATCTGGCATGCGTAGAGACTCGCAGAACCTCGCAGAGGTGTCAAGCAGAACATCGCAGTTATACGTTGTCTTGCTTTCTTCTGCGAGTTTCTGTAGCTTCTGCGGCATGGCGAGACGAAGAACGGCAGGGAGCAGGCCCAGGTCGAGGGCTTCGCGCCGGTGTCAAGGTCTGCGATATTCTGCGCGAGTGACGCTCCGCCGGAAGGAACTCGGCGCGCTCGTTCGCAATGAACGAGTCCGCCGGGGCATGCGGTCCCAGCCCGCCCTCGCCAAGCGGGCAGGCATCAGCGCCCGCAGGGTCAGCGACGTGGAACGCGGCGAATATGCTGGCGCGAAGACTTTCGACGCGATCGAATCGGCACTCGACTGGCCGAAGCGGAGCATGCAGGCGTACCTCGATGGCGGTCCGGAGCCGACGGCGACAGCGCCGGAAGAACCGCGCCACGAGTGGTCCGCCTCCGAACGCGCCCGCATGCGAGACATGTCGATGGCCGAGGTGCAGGAGACTCACGACATTTTCCGGCGCCGGTCGGAATATCTGGCCGACGTGTGGCTGCGCGAGGTGATGCGCGTCAAAGCCGAGGCCGAGACCAAAATGGATAGTCAGCCGAACACGGAGCGTTAGCAACCACACTGGCCCCCAATCGAGGCACCTACCTGCGGCGTTACATGATTCGGCCGTTCAAGTGAACTGCCCGCTCGGCACATCGCAGGCTGTTAACGCACGCTCTGTGATCAGCGACGTATGGGCACATACGTTCGATTGCATTGACAATGCCTGCCTACAGGGGGCTGTTTTGATCCAGAAACCGCAGAGCTGGCGGCCATCCACCACGCTTCTCGCGACCTGCACCGCACTCGCGTTGACCGCAGCCCTGGTAGTGCTGCTGGTCCCCAACCTCGGCAACGACTCGACGCCGACCGCGCTCTTCGTCGCCGCGGCCAGCGCCGCGCTCGCATGGATCTGGCGCATGCACCTGCATCGCGTCGCAGCCGAGCAGCGTGCCGACGAAGCGCTAATCGCGAGGCTGCGCTGCGCCCACGACGAGGAACGCCGCCGAGAGGAGGAAGCGTTCCGCGAGATCACGAGGCACTTCGACGAAGGAGATCACTTGCATGGCATGGACTAGAACGGGTCGGTTCGAGCAGAGCGGGGGCATCGATGGCGTCCACTAGAAAGCTTCCGTCCGGCAGATACCAGGGTCGCTACCGCGACGCCGCTGGCGTCGACCAGTCGGCAGGCACATTCACCCAGGAAGCGCAAGCGCTGCGGGAGGCCGGACGCCGCGAGGCGGAGTCACGGGAGCCGGGTGCGCTCGACGTGAAGGGCGCGAAGATCCAGTGGGGCGCGTGGTTCGACCTGTGGCACGGCAGCCGATCGCTGGCGTTCGCGACGGATGAGAACTACCGGTCCATCGCTGGCAACTGGCTGATGAAGGAGTGGTCGACCACGAGACTGGCGGACATCACCCCGATGTCCATCGAACGCTGGAAGAAGAAGCTGACGACCCCGAAGAAACGGGGCGAGAAGCCGCCGTGCCCGCCGTGGACGTTCCGGTCTGCGCTGATGCTGCTGAAGACGAGCCTGAACGCGGCTGTCGACGACAAGCGTCTGGCGTCCAGTCCGGCGAAGAGCGTCGAGTACCCGGATCTGCCGCAGGGCCTTGAGCGGTACCTGACTCCGGACGAGGTGGACGCGATCACGTGGGCGCTGGACGGCCCGAACGCGCTGCTCGTGCGACTCGGGGTGGAGACGGGTCTGCGGTTCGGGGAGATCGCGGGGCTGCACTGGCACCGCCTCGACCTGAAACGCGGCGCGATCAGGGTGGTGGAGAAGTTCGATCAGAAGTCCTACATGATCGACCCGGTGCCGAAGGACAAGGAGGAGCGCACCGTCCCGCTGCCGTCGGATCTTGTCGGGAAGCTGATCGCCCACCGGGACCACACCGAGCAGCGCGCGACGTGCGGGCTGGTGCACCGGGTCGGCGAATGCCAGGGCGACATCCTCTTCCGCGGCGCGCGCGGCGCGCCGTTGAAGTCGAACGACTGGGGCAAGACGATCTGGCGGAAGGCCCTCGACCGCGCGGGCATCGAGGGCCGGGTGCGGCCGCACGACATGCGACACACCTACGCCTCGTGGCTGATCCAGGAGGGCGTGTCGCTGCCGGAGATCGCGCGCGTCATGGGGCACTCGGACGTCGAGGTGACCCAGCGGTACGCGCACCTGAGCGACGACGGTTTCGAGACCGTTCGGACCGCGCTTGAGCGACGAACCGGGCAATCCCCGACGGACGAACCGGACCCGTCAGCGGATGTGGCCGCTCTGGCTCGGCGGCTCGCCGCCGTGGAGACCGCACTGGCGGAACTGACCGCGGGGCGTGCCACACCGTTTGCCACAGGCGCGGGCTTAACCGGGCTTATTCCGGCTGATTCGATGATCACCGAACAAGCCGTCTGA